GTCGGCCTGCCGGGTGATGACGAAGTGATCGCGCTGGCGCACCACATCGCCGTCGATGCGCAGGTGGTTCCGGTCAGCGATCTTGCGCAGCCCATCGCGGCGCACCATCAGCGACACGCCGCCGTCGCCCTCCTCGCCATCCTTGCCGCGCCCGCGATTCTTCACCAGCGATACCTCGCCGGCGAGCGGGTCCAGGTCATAGCGCGTGGCGAGCTCCACCAGGCGGATCACGTCGGCGTCGCTAGCGCCCTTCGCCACGGTGCCCTGCAACAGCTTGATCCGATCGGGGTGGACAGTCACGGGCGCATCTGTGCTCAAGGGTCCTGCATCCTTATCCGACATTGCGACCTCCAAAGGCTCGGGTAGATCGCGCGAGGCTACGCCCGCCATCGGACGCCACAGTCCTCTACGCAAAAGAACGGCGCCGTCCCTGGAGACGACGCCGTTCCCGGCCCAACACAACGCCCCGCTTACCCGAGCAAAGGCAATGTCGGCAAACTTAAGCCTACCGTGCGGTCCCGCTACTACCCGCGCGTATGACCGCCGATGCGAGCTCCAAGCGCCTGCGGCGAGCCCGGCTCAGTAGGCGTGAAGATCGAACCTGGCGCATCGGGATAGCCGCTGGCGATCAGATCGAGCTTCGCCTGCACCACGCCGTTGACCGTCTTGTGCGCGCTGTACTGATGGACCGCGTGAACGACCAGCACGACGGCGCCGATCCCGGCGTTGATGATCGCCATAGCTTCGGCGGCCTGCCCGGCGTTCAGGATGCCGTAGAAGACGATGAAGCCGGCGACCTGCTGAACGACCACGAGAATCGACGCGATGCTTGGCGCCTTCGCCGCGGCCAGCACATCGGCCACCAGCCCGTCGATCTCTTCAATGAGGGTCGTGGACCCCTCCGTCTGACTGCCTGCGGGTGCGGACATTGACTTCTTCCTCCTATGACGATGGTTTAGCGCCATCGCGTTCCGACCGCCACTTCGCGGCCAGCGCCACGATCGCGTCATGCAGGTCGGAATTGTCCTCCATCAGCAGGCGGAGCCCCCTTCTGATCTGCGCGCGGCGCTCATCGTAGGTGGGCGGAGCTCCACCCTCCTCGCGCGGCTTCGCGTCAGGGATGGCCGTGTCGCCCTCGTCACCGTTGAGCCGCTGCTGCACGTCAAGCTGGACGATCTGCTGCTGCCCGAGCATCAACGCGGCGGCGACGGCCTCCGCACGCTGATCCGCACCGAACACATCGGGGATCGCTGGCTCGTTCTGCCGTGGCTTCGCTGGCGTCGTCATCAGAGAACAAGATAGCTTACTTCGACGGGCACCAAAGCAGCATAGTTCGGTGATTCTAGGACCCACGACTCGTTAGCGGGAAGAATGAAATACATCGACGCCTTCCCGGTCTGTGCGCCTGCCGACTGTTCCCATTCACCGACCTTGACGCCTTCTACCTTGATGACGCACAGAGCGCCGGCACCCGCATTGCCGTGGATCATTACGCTCACAAAGGTGGGTCGTGTGGTGCTGTACTTAGTCGGCCCAAAGCCGGGTTCATTGGCAGTTTTGTAAGCGCCGTGGAAGATTTCCGTGCCCGCCAGCTTGGAGCCCGGAATGGTTTCGTTGGCGATCTTGCCGCCCGTGATCGTTTCGTTGGCGATCTTGCCGCCCGTGATCGTTTCGTTGGCGATCTTGCCGCCCGTGATCGTGAGATTGGCGATCTTCGCGGCCGTGACCGCTTCGTTGCCGAGCTTGCCTTCCGTGACCGCGAGGTTCGCAATCTTGGCGGCCGTGACGGCGAGGTTGCCGAGCTTACCTTCCGTGACCGCTTCGTTCTTGATCTTCCCGGTTTCAACTGCTTCCGCAGCGAGCTTCGCTGCGGTGACGCCCAGGTTGGCGATATTCGCCGTGCTTACAGCTTCAGCGCCGATGAACGCCGTAGTGATCGGCGTGGCCTGCCACGTCCCGGCCGTGACCACACCGACCGTCGTGATCGCGCCCGAGCCCGCCGCCGGCGCGCGGCTCGTGTCCACAGGATGAACATGGTCCTGCCGAGCCCACAGATTCGAGACGCCCGCCGTCGCAACGCCGTCGATGATCGGCGCGGCCGTAGCGCCCTGGCCAATGACGTAGGCCGTTGTGGCGATCTTCGTGGTGTTGTCGTTCGTGGCCGGCGTCGTACTCGTGCCACCACCGGCGAGCGTCGCTGTTTCAGTGACGTTCAGCTTGCCGGCCACGATCAATTCGGAGCCCGAGCGTTCGAGCGTCGGGCCGCCAACCCACTCGATCGAGCCGTTAGCGAGGAAACGCACCTTCGCCGTCGAGCCCTGGATCAGTTCGAGCAGGACGTTCCCGCCTTCCGGCGAGGCGAGCTTCGCCACCGCAGCGGTCGCTCCGGCGATCCCCACACCCGACAAGGCGGACACCGAGACGAGCGGCTGCGTCGGTGTCAGCGGATCGGTGGAGCGGATCGTGCCTACCGACTGGCGAATCCCGATGATCTTCGCGCCATCCCAATCGACTTCGCCCACCTTCTGCGCCGCAGCGATGCCGCCACCGCTCGGGAGCGTGCCGTGCGTGACGACGCGCAGCGCGAAGGCATAGTTCGTTTCGTCGTTCTCGCCTTCGCCTTCGTGCGTCGGCGCGTGGAAGACATTGGCGGTCGTCGTCGCCACTATGTCGTAGGTCTGCGCGGCGCCGGACGGGACCGCTGCATCGACCTCCGCTTCGACGTAGCGCCACAGCCCATCGACGCCGAGCGATAGCTGCTCCTGCGCATCGACTGGCGCCATCACCACACCCGCGCTCTTGGCTGCGATGTTCAGGTTCGAGAGCGGCGAGAGGAACGCCGCCACAGCGTTCGGCCAGTCCGCCGGGAGCTTTTCCAACGGCGCAAAATCCCTATAGCGGCCCTCAGCCATCGGCACAGGGTAAGCGCGCGCAGACGCTCTAACCCCGCGCTACAGCGGGTCGTGATCCAGTTTGGACTCGTCCAGGAGGAAGCCTTCAGTGGCCGTGATGTTCAGCTTGATATGCGCCGGCGTCAGGCGTTCGATCAGCCGCTTGAGCGTCCCGAACCAAAACGACGCCGTGGCGAACGGCAGGATCACATGCACTTCGTTCGGTTCCGGTGTGCCGGAGTCGCCTTTGATGTGGTCGATGTAGAGCCACCCCGAGCCCGCGAGGAAGCGGATCACGACCTCCCAATGGATGCCAGTCGGGTTGGCCGCGAGCGCGCGCAGGAACGCCGTCACGATCTTCTGCCTGTCTTCGGTGCTGATGCCTGCCGGTTCGACCTCGGCGCCGACCGTGATCTCCCACAGCTTGAGCAGGATCGTCGCTTCGCTCGGGACCGACTGCATCCGCATCGTGTTGATCGCTTCTTCGGCGCGTTCGATCTCCTTCGCGTAGGCGTGAGCGACCGCCATATGGTCGGGGTCCTGGCGCACGAACGGCGGGAGCTCCCCGAGAATCTGCCGGCCGAGCGGCGTCAGCAGCGATTCGAGCGGCACGCTACTCCTTCCCCGGTTCGGCGTCGGTGAAGGCGACGGCGTGCAGGCGCGCGACCTGCGGCGGCGTTTCCGTGGGATGCAAGGATTCTTCGTGGCCGTTGAGCTTGACTTCTGACACGTCCTTCACACCGACGACTTCCACAATCGCCGCGATCACCTTCGTCCAGACGACCTCTTCACCGGAGCCCAGCCCGTCGATGTAGTTGCGCACGGCGTCTTCGATCACTTCGGAGAGCCCGATCAGCGAGTGCGCGCCGTCGAGGTTGTACGCGGCCTCGAACGTGATCTTCGCGCCGACCGTCACTTCGAGGTTCGTGGCTGTCTTGACCGTGATTTCAGCGCCCACCGAGCCGACGCCGTGATTCTGGCCCGTGCCGGGGTCCAGGTATTCCTCCAGGTGTTCAACCACTTCGGGTTCGAGCTCGTTCCCCGCGTCGTCGGTAGCAACGATCAGGATGGTGCCTGCGCCTTCCCACAGCGGGATCACCGTCACTCGACCGCCGAGCGGGCAGCGCAGCCCGTCGTTGGCCTGGAGCCATTCACGCACGACCTTCAGATACCAGTAGACGTTCGCTGTCGGGTTGCCGGCGAATACCTCCAACAGCCGTTCCTTCAGGCTTTCGTCGCCCTCTTCGTCGGAGCCGCCGAACGTCGCATCGGTGTTCGAGATGGCCGTCACGCCGGGGACCTGCGAGTCGAGATTGGTGATCGCGCCTGCGGCGACGTTGCCCGAGCTCCCCGAGTTCGTCGCCTGCACCGCGAGCGACACCGTGCCAGCGCCGCCAACGGTGCCCGTCTCGACCACGATGAAGTCCACGGGTTCGATGCCCGACCCTTCGACCGGCACCGTCGAGACTTCCGTGCCCGCCGGGATCACAGTGTCTTCCGGTGCGTGGAAGGTGACGGTGCCCACCGCCGACGTTGCCTTCGTCCGTTCGAGTTCGTACACCGCGGCGATCGAGTCGAGGTACGGTCCCCACGTCCACAGCGGCATAGACGACGCCGGCGCCTCGCTCCCCGCAAGGTCGTACAGCCTGGCGATCTCCCGCGCGCCCGGCCTCGTGTTCATCCAGAAGAAGCTCCCCTCCCGCGTGTCCGTCCAGGTGGGATCGGTCGGCTCGACGCCTTCATTCGCCCATTCCGACATGCGCGTCCACACCGATTCCTCGCTCTCGTCAAAGAGCGGCAGGAAGTCAAGTCGATCGGGGATCAACACAGTCATGGTTAGCGGCCTCCCGCAAGGTTGACGCGCGTGTCGGTCAGGGCGACGCGCTGCTGATTATCGAGAACGATGCGGAACATGGGCACGAGCACGCACCGGGTCAACGGTTCCCACACAGGATTGAATCCTTCGACGGCGCTGATCCGGTCATGCACGAGCAACGCTTCTTCAGCGCGCGCCGAGAAGTCCGCTAGGAGCTCCACGACGTTCAGCGCGCCGATCAACTCCTCCGGGTCTTCCATGCCGAACTGATCGCTGAAGACGGCGAAGGCATAGCGCGCTGTGCGCAACGCCATCTGCGCCCACATCTTCACGGCGTCCACACCGAACACCGGCGTCGGTGCCTGCCCGGCGCGCACCATGCGCCCCTGCGAGAAGTCGAACAACCACGACATTCCCAGCGGGATCGGTTCGACGCCCTGCACCGGTGCGATCGAGGGGATGGCCGCCGAGAGCGCGGTGGCGAGCGCTTCTTCGGGCGACGGCGCGGGTTCGGGCGGCACGAGTTCATAGCTCGCGTCCTCCGGCACGCTCAACGGATCGGTAGGCAGCCCCGCGCCACCCTCGATCCCCAGTTCCTCCGGGTTGATCGTCAGGTGAACGAAGATCGGTCCCTCGATGCGGCTCATGGCGCGCTCCCGCTCACCACGTCATAGGCGCTGTACTCCTCGTCGGAGTAGTGGACGAGCACCACGTCACCGATCGAGAGCCCCGGCGTTTCCATGTACTTGCGGACCCATTGTGTGAGCTCCAGGTCGGGGTCGTCTTCTTCCAACGTGAGCTCGCCCTGCAACTGGCCGATCATCAGCGGTTCGAGCCCGAGCACCTTCCACCGTTCGGTGCGGCTCGCGTTGGCGACGTGGCGCCCCATCATGCCGTCGAGCTCGTCCGCGAGCTCGTCCCACACAGCGATGCCGGACTTCAAGCCCGAGCTCATCCGACGAGCTCCACAACGGCCGGGATCGACGTGCTGCTCAGCAGCGCGAGCGAGAGGAACGCGCGGCGCTGGAGCGCGAGCGGTGTGTTGAGCGCACCGCTCGCTGCGAGCACGTACACGAAGCACGCGCGTTCGTTGGCCTCCACCCGGATCACACGGCCCACCAGCGACGCGAGCGCGCCCGTTGGGCTCACCAGCGCGAAGGACCCGACCTCCGGCGAGAGCGTGGTGTCATACCAGCCCGTTTCCCACGTGCCGGCGAGCACTTCCTGGAGCGGAGCGCCCTGAAAGAGCGACTGTGCATCAGCGAAGCAACGCCGCCCGATCAGCACCTTCGGGTCCACGGTCACGGTCATTCGCTCGTCACCACCACCGGCTGCTCGATCGAGCCGAGCACGGCCGTCTCTTCGTAGAGCTCCTGCTGCGCCTGCGGCGAGGCGAACGGGTCGAGTGTGGAGACGGTCATTTCAGTGTTGTATTCCCCGCCGGCGACGCTGTTGTTGACCGTGGCGCAGTAGACGAACGAGTCCTTGCCCGAGAAGCCCTGCGTGGGAAGATCAAGCTGGATACCTTCACCACGGCGAATGAAGGGGATGCCGGGATGCGTGACCGTCGCCGTCTTGTAGGCCAGCAGGTCGGCCGCGAGCGCGCGCTTCGTCCGCGCCTCCAGGTCGGCTTGTGACTGCACGCGGCCAAAGTGCTTCTGTGCAGGCACGTAGCCAAGCTGCTGCACCGTCGCCTTGTGCTGTGCGACGTAGTGAAGCTGCTTACGCGCGTGCCCGTCTCCCACATAGCCGTAGCCTCGAACCACCGTCACAGGGTAGGTCTGCCCGGTGTCGGACGTGAGCGCGTGCGTGATCTGATCCTTGAGCACATACAGGAGCGGGTTGCGCTGATATTCAACGACCTCGAAGTGCCCGTTCACCATCCGCATCACGTAGCGGACACCGTGCGCGTGGTTCTCGGCCTGCCACGCCTTCGTGATCGCTTCGATGCCCGAGCCCGTCAAGCTGAAGTGCTGGCGCAGCTTGCCCTTCAGTAGCTTGCCGACCTTCATCCCGAGCCGCTTGGCGACGGCGCGCGTGATTTCGTCAGCCGTCCAGCCGTTGCGCCGCTTGGACGTGCGGAGGAAGTGCCACACCAGCTTGTCGCGGCGCAGCGCGTCCATTTCGTCCACGAGCGTCACCGAAGTCGAGAACGTCTCCGTGGTGTCCTGCGGCGCCTCGCACCGCATCGTCCACAGGTTGTAACGCTTGCCCTGCCAGTCGGTATCGCACCTGATCCGATGCCCGCGCGCCACCCAAATGTAGGCGCCGTCCGGGTGCTGAATCCCCACGTTGCCGCCCAGCGACGTGCCTTCGTCCTGCCATTCGAGCGTCGGCGCCATCCCCGTGATATCGAGTGGTGGTCGTCCACCCCGCAGCAGCGTGAGATAGAACTGAAAGTCGCCCGGCGTGATCGGCGGCAGCTTGTGGCCGTAGTAGCGCGCGAGGTTCGGTGTCTTCGAGCTCACAGGATCGCCACGGTCCCTGCTGTCGTCGCCTGCAACTGCTTGGACGTGGCCGGCTGCCACGCGGGAATCTTCAGCGTGCCGCCCTTCGCGTAGCGCGTGCTCTGCATGATCGGCGTGGAGAAGCCCCACGAGCGGAAGCCGTTGGCTTCAGCGATGGCGAGCCACCCTTCATAGGCGCCGTAATACTCAAACGCCAGCGACTCCAGCGTGTCGGTGTCCACGAGTTCGTGTGTGGTCGGCAGCGCTTCCATCACGCGCTCGTCTTCTGCGCGAACTGCCTGACCACGACCGGCAGCCTGCCGTTGCGCTTGCGGGAGCTCTTGCCCGTCGTCGCGCGCCCCGCTCGCGCGCTGCGCCACTGTGCCACCTGAATGATCCAGTACCACGAGTCGGCCTCTTTGCCCTTCATCGTCTGCTGCAAGCTGCGCATCGTGGCGTGCATGTGGTGGAACACGCTCTGCCGGCTCGGGATCGTCAGCAGCAGGTCGAACGGTGTCCGCGCGTTGTTGATCGCCTCCAGCGCCGCCTTCATCTCCTCATGCGTGAGCGCGACGCCCGGCTGCACATACCAGTCCGGTGTCGCGTCGAGCGTGACCGTGTTCAACGTCATCGTGGAGAGCTTCGGGCCGCTCCCCTTCTGCGAGAAGTCGCCGGCGCCGACCGACGTGTAATCAGTGTGCGAGCCTTCGGTGGTCAGGCCGGTGTCTTCGAGCAGCACCGGCAGGTAGAACTTCCCCTTCAGCGCGTGCGTGTCAGTGACACCACCGCCGAGAGCTTGGAAGCGCGCGAGCATCCCGGCCATCAGTCAGCCACCGTTCCCGCGACCTTGCGGTCTGCGCGCCGGCGGAACGCGGCGAGCAGCTTGCGCGCGGCCTCGTCGCTCGCCTCGCTCAGCAGCCGCTTGAAGTCCGCCGCATCCGCACACGTCACGTCTCCGATGTTGATTTCCACATGGATCGTAGGCGTGCCCCCACTCGTGTAGCTCGCGCTGTGCGAACGCGGTGTGATCTGCACGTCCTCGCGGTGCGCGCCCTCGCCGGCGATGAAGCTGACCGGCTTGCCCGGGCGCGTAGTGAACGAGCCGCCGTCCTTGAAGCCACCGATGTACGGCACACCACCGATACGGCCGCCCGTCGCCATGCGCTGCACGTCCACGACGCCGAGCCCCGCCGACTCCAGCCCGAGCGCGTCCGCCGCCTCGTACCATAGGTCGATCGCCCTCGGCACACCGTCAACCGGGCCACCACCGGCGCCAATGTCGCGCTTCTTCAGGATGGCCGACTTGCCGCCGTAGGAGACACGCAGCGGTGTCAGGTACGGCAGGCCGCCGAGCGCGTGGCCCATGTTGAGCTCGGCATAGCTGTCGGGCATCTTCATCAGGTTGTCGCCGCGGTAGCCGATGACGCCCGAGCTCGGGTCGGTCGGCCCACCGTAGTAGCTCGCGCCGACGCGCTGCCCGCCCGTCGCCGGCAGCAGCGAATCAAGCAGCGGATCGCCGGTGCCAGCCGAACCGCCCGTCACACCACCCTTCGCCGCGACACCCTGCGCGGCCATCGCTTCGTTGAGCTTCCCCGAGAGCCCCTGCGCGTAGCCTGCGACGCCGGCGTTGGCGAACGTGCCCGGCAGGCCGATCCCGCTGATACTCGGCGCCTTCAGGTTCATTTCGCCCAGCCCACCACCTTGCAGTAGGCCCATGCTGTCGGAGCCAAGATTGGGGAGATGCACCTTGTTGAACATGCCGAGATACCCTGCGCCCGGCGTCTGATCGAACCATCCCGCGCCACCACCCGGACGCGCGAAGCCCGACGTGCCCCAGAACTTCCCGCCGATCTTCATAAACGTGTGCGCTTCCGGGCCGCCGCGGTAGTAGATCGTCGCCTGGCCCTCGCCGGCGGGCAGTCCCCACGACCCGATGTTCTGCGCCACCGTCGTCGGCACGTTGTAGCCCGCGTGCTGCGTGGCATAGGACACCGCACCGGAGCAGTCGAAAGGTTCAAGGTGCGCTGGCTGCTCGTGGCCGCCGCCCCAGCGATAGGGGAAGTTGCGGGCGCTGACCATGTTCGCCGTGCTGACCAGCCGGTCGTAGTGGGACATTCCTTCGCCCATCCGGCCGCCCGTTGCCCTGAACATCGGCGTGCTGTGCGGGATCGTGTTGCGAGCGACCATCGACCCGAGCGACGGCATCCCAGCACGTGCGAGCCCCATGTTCGCGGCGCCCTCCACGTGCCACGGCACCACGAGCTCGCCGGGAGCTCCATATCCCCCGTCGCTCATCTTCACCGTGTCGTAGGAGCCCATCCCCGGCAGTCGGCCGCCGGTCGCTCGACCTTCCTGCTTGGCGAGCGCCGCCGGCGTCAAGTCCTGCGGACCACCACCAGCACCGAAGCCTGCTGTCTTGTCGCCTGAGCTCCTGGCCTTCAGCACTTCCTCCTTTGCGCTCGTGGTGACGCCCTTCGGCACGTGCAGCCCGTACTCACCCAGCGCCTTGTCGAGCTCGCGGTTGACGATCTGCACGCCTTCGCGGGTGAACTGGCCCGTTTCCTGCATCCGCTGATCCACGATTTCAGCCGCCGCACCGAAGTTACGCGCCAGCATTTCGCGCGCCTTGGCAGAGCCTCCGCCGAGTTCCTGCTTGATCCCTTCGGCGGTCGTGTTCGCCACGTCCTGCACTTCCCCGAGCGAGCGGTGCGACGCCGACGCCATCGCGCTCACAGCACCGCCGTATTCGTGGGACCACTTCGAGCTCGCCTGCGCGCTCTTGTTCGTCGCCTTGATGATTTCGTTGAGTTCGAGCGAGACGCCCTTCAGCGCAGGCGATCCCTGCTTTTGCAGCTTCGTCGCTTCGGTGTTCAGCTTTTCGAGTTGCTTCGGGTTGAGTTCGTTCAGCCGACCGCCGACCGCCTGAATCTGCTTGGCGAGCCCTTCATACCCTTCGATCGCCTTTTCGCTGGAGCTCGCGCCGAAGATATCCCGGTGCAGCGCACCGGCGTTCGACGCGACGCCGGCGATCAGACCAGCACCACCACCCACCGCGGCGCCCAACCCGGTCCCGAGCACCGGCACAACGGACCCGAGAGCAGCCCCCATCACCGCGCCCTGGCCGGCGCCACCGAGCACACCCGAGAGCGGAGAGCTCCCCTTGAAGGGATTACCGCCGCCGGCGATCGAGAGCACATCGTTCAGCGCCACGTAGGGAGCAGCGATCCGTGCGCCGCTCGTGGCGACACTGCCCAGCTTGCCGAGTCCCGCGCCGAGCATCCCCTTCACGCCGGCGAGCCCTGCGCCCTCGCGCTCAGCGATCGAGACGAACGGCGAGCCGACCGCCGCCGCCTCGCGCGCGTCGATCGCAGCAGCATCCGACGAGACGGCACGACCACCACTCGGGCCGACCATGAACATGCCGCCTGGACCCTGCACTATCTGATTCGGGATCGTCCGCACGTTGCCGACCATCTCCCCTCCACCAAGCAGCCTTCCGACCTGCTGGCCCGCTGCACCCCCTGGCGAGAGGATCATCCGGCCAGCAGCACCGGCACCCGCGAGAGCGATCACGCCAGCACCACCGCCGATCGCGCTCCCAGCGCCGCCGCTCGTCAGACCGGATCGTGCGCCGCGGTAGAGCCCATACAGACTCCCGATGCCACCCACGCTGCTCGTCAGGCCCGTCGAGCTCAACGCACCGAGCAGGCCGAGCCCACCTTTCAAGAGCGGCTGGAGCTCTGTCGCCACGCTCGTCAAGCTGTGCGCGATGTGCCCGATGGCCGACGCCAGTTGCTCGGCGCCTTCGACCGTCTGCTTGAAGAACGATTGAACCTTCTGCGGGTTGTCGCGCACCCATTCGTCCCAGCGATCCATCGTCTTCGTGAAGTCTTCGAGCATGTTGTTGCCCTGCTGCGACGCACCGCCCGTTTTCATAATGTCGTCCAGCAGCCGGAAGCCGGCCTCCCACATATGCGTCCACGCCCGCGCGTCATCGACCATGTGGCCGATCTCCGCCCGCGTCTTGGAGATGCTGCTTGTGCCCGCCGCCCACGAGCCCGTCCAGTGGTCGAAGTCGGTGGTCGCTTCGTGCAGGAACGGCCGCGCTGCCTCGGTGATGTTCTCCAGCGTCGTGAAGATGTGTGTGACGGCCTGCTCGCCGTTGCCAAGGTTTTCAGCGAACATCTTGGAGCCGGTCGTGATGAACGCCTCATTCGCCGGCGACTGAAGCCACGTCCCGAAGTCGGAGCCCGCAGAGCGCAGCGCGCCCATGCTCGTATTGCTCGCACCGGAGAGCGTCGGCAGCATCGCGCGTGCCGTGCCGACAGTGCCCGAGAGCAGCGATACGAAGTCGTGCGTCGCGCCCGTCGTCGCTGATTTCCATTCCTTGATGAAGTCGCGGCCAGCGTCGATCAGTTCCTTCGTGCCCGCCGGCGCCTTGGAGAGCGCCTGCTGATAGGCGAGGCGTGCCTGTTCGACGGAGCTCCCACCACCGCTTGCGGCCTTGCGCGCTTCTTCCTCAGCCCACCGTGCATTGCGGATGGCGAGCGTGGACTGTTCGGCTGCGTTCTTCGCGCTCACCACCTGCGGGTTGTTGTTCACGCCCTGCGCGCGGCCGATCCTCAGCGCTTCGACGGCTTCCTTGTCCTGCTGCTTACTCGTCGTGATCCCGAGCCGCGCCTGCTGCACAGCGAGTTCGGCCTGCTGAATCTGGAGCGGCGTGCTCGTCGGGCTCGTCTGCGCTTCGTAGAGCGACCGCTGCGAGCTCGCCAGCGTGAGCGCGGCCTGCTTCTCTCCGAGCGCCGCCGACTGTGCCGCAGTGCCAAGATTTGCCAGTGAGTTGCGCGCCTGCCTGCGAGCTTCGGTGAGCGCGATCTGCGCCTGGCGGCTCTGCACCTGCGCCTGCTGAAGCTGATTTTCTGCCTGGATCACCTGACGAAGCTGCGTCGTCTGCGCCATGCCCGGCATCGCCGCCTGCTGTCGCGCGCTCAACAGCGACGTTTCTGCCTTGAAGACGTTCTCGATCGACGTGAGCGCAGGCTTCGCCACGGCCATGATCGAGCCCAGCCCGACCGCGAGCGCACCACCACCCGCCAAGCCGACCGCGCCGGCGCCCACCGCGGCGCCCGTCATGCTCGCCGCCAGCGCCGTCGTAGCGCCCACCAGCGACTCGATCACAGGCAGCGCAGCAGCCGCCTTGATCGCCAAGCCGGGGATCGCGCTACCCAACCCCTCAGCGTCGCTCGCTGCGCTGGAGATAGGCCCTACGAACGCGCTGGCGGACGCTGTGCTGCTCCCGCCACTGAATCCACCCAGCCCACCCCCGACGCTTATACGTGGCTGCGAGGACTGCCTGTTGACCTCCTTCAGCTTCGCCTCGATCAACTCCAGCTTTGCCAGCGTCTCGTCCATGCCGCGCAGGTCCACGGTCGGCGTCATGCGCGTATCGCTGACCTCCTTCATCTTCACCTGCAAGTCGTCCATGCCGGCCTTCATCGCCTCGATCGACTTATCCGAGCTCGCCGCCGTGCGATCCCACGAGTCCGAGAGCTCCGAGAGCGAGCGCACGCCCGTGTCACCCATATCGCTCAACGACCGCTTGTAGCGGTCCAGGTTCGTCGTGTTCGAGCCGAGTTTGTCCATCTCGACCCCGAGATCACGGAACGCCTGCTTCGTGCTCTGAGCGTCCGTCCGCATATCGCGGAGCGGCCCGCTCGCGCGATTGTCTACCTCGAATGTGCCCTTGACACCCGGCATCAGAGGTTCCCGCTCATGTTGCCGAGCGTCAGGGCGAAGTCACCCACAAGGGACTCCTGGAGTGCGGCGTTCTCAGCGAACGCTTGCACGATCGCCTCCTGTCGAGACGGGAACACCAAATCCTCGGCGCGGACGCCCCACGCCTCCGCCGGCGACTTCCCGGCGAACCTCCATGCGGCGTAGAGCGTCCACGTCAGTCCCTTGCGGGTTAGGAGCCCCCCACCGCGCTCACGAGCTCAGCGCTCACGGCACGGTGACGAGCCTTCTCCACGTGGTCGGAGTTGTAGCCGCTGATCGAGCGCACCTGACCAGCGACACCCATCAGAAGCCCAGCCTGCCGGGCGAAGCGACGCTCCAGCGCCGTCGCCGGCGACGCGCCCGGCATATCGCCAAGAAACTCAGGCGAGTTCAGCTTGATCTTGCGACCCGTCGCCGGGTCTTCGATCCCTACCGTTGCCGCGGCCACGAGCTCCGCGTTGTTGGCGATTTCGTCCAGCTTGCGGAGCGGACCCTGACCGCTCGTGTTGCGGTCCTCGATCTCCACGATCTTGCGGCCGTCCTGCGGCTCGATCACGAAGACGAGCGGCTTGAAGCCCTCCGGCGTGAGCGACTGCACCTTGACCTCCCACGGCGGCGGCTTCTCCGCCGTCAGCAGCCAATCGAGCGCGCCCTTCTCCGCCTCGTCAAGCTCACCCTCCTCGGCGGACCCACGCTCGACCGTAGACGGGCGCACGCGCCCCGATGCCACATCACCCACGATCGCCGGCTTGTCGCCCGCGCGTGGCTCCTCCTGCTCGTCAGACCCCGACCGGCTCGCGCCGGTGGCTCCCGTTGCTTGATCCATCATGCCCTCCTTGTGGGCTAGGGTGGCCCGGTCCATCGCCAGTCCCGAGAGCAACAGCGTCGCTCGCGGAAGAAGGCCCGGTGTCCGGGGTTTGTGGTGGCCGCACAGTGCGACTCACATCGACGCCGAAGAGACGAAGCCAACGCTCGCGTTCGCCCTCGGGGACCTGACACTCCTCTGCGATCCTCGCCATATCGACCAGCAGCGGCTCGCGGCCGTGCTGCGTCTTGCCGGCGACGACGGCCTGGAGCCGGTGCCAAGCTCGCTCGTAGTCCACGACCATCGGCCGTGTCCTCGACTCAGAAGTCTTCTTCGCCGGCGCCGAAGACGTGGGACTGCTGATTCCCGTGACCGTCCGACCCCGTGTACTCGAAGGAGTCGATCGGCGCCTCGTCGTCGTAGGTGCCCGCGATCTGACGCTGGAGCACACCATCGCTCTGCGCCGTCTCTTCACCGAAGCTGTAGACCTGGCAGCCCGAGAGCGCCCAGCGCGTTTCAGGAGCTCCCGGCGTGGCGAGCTTCGTCTGCACGTTGAACTTCGGGAAGGTCGCGGCTGCGCCCTGGCGACGCGCACGGACGAACGCCCACACGAGCCGGTTCCAGTAGTCATCGACGTTCTGCACCGTCAGCGTGAAGGTGCGCGTCTCCGAGCCGGGCTTGACCTCATCCTGGTAGCTCCCGGTGATCGTCACCGCGATCTGCTCGATGGTGGTCGTCCAGCCGATCCCCACGACCTCAGCCATGAGGTTGCCGTTGCCGTCGAGGACCGATCCCTCGCGGCCAATGCGGCGCAGAATCCCGGTGCCTACACCGAGCCCTGAAGTGTTGCGGCCAACGGTCGAGCTCATCCGACGCTCCCCTGGCCGATCAGGTGCAGGTTCGTCGGCAGGAAGTCCCACCCGAAGGAGTAGACGATCGCCTGGCGCAACCCGCCGGTCGGGATTTCTTCAGGCTTCGGGCTCACGATTTCGATGAACGCCGTGCCGGGAGCGATCAGTTCGAGCTTCTCCAGCGCGGTCGCTTCTTCGACGGCCTTCTGCTTGACGGCCGCGATCGTGTCCAAGTTGATGACGCCGCCGATGCTGTTGGCGTCGCCCCACTTCTTCATGTTCCGAATGTAAGTGTCCATGATCGCCACGAGCCGCGGGTCCGAGAAGATGTCGAACGGCTTGAGCGGATTCGACTTCGTGGTGTAGGTCGTCTGACAGAGCTCGATCTTCGTCGTGGCGTCGTCGGCCACGGCCTCGCTGAAGACGGTGACGCCGTTCTCGATCGCCTCTTCGATTTCGTCGTCCTGCGGGCCGGTGACGATCGTGAGCGAGCCGAAGCGCGCGAAGGTGCCGGAGTGCGCCAGCCCGAGCCCGCAGAGCGCGCCGGCGACGCGCGGCGCAAGCTGCGCCGTGGAGAGCGTTTCGCCCACCAGCGCATCGGTGTAGGTGCCGACCCCCAGGTTGACGATGTGATCGGAAAGGTTCGCCGCCGAGCGCGAGATGGCTTCCGCCATCGTGTCCGCGCTGTCGCCGCCAATGACCAGCGTGACGGGGCGATCCTTTTCGATCATTTCGGTGAGCCACGAGAGCACGACCGCGATGATTTCTGCGGTCACAAGGTCTTGGAACGCCAGCTTCTCGAACTGCTCAAACTTCAGCGCTTCACACGCCTTCACGTAGTCTTCGGAGGCGAGCGTCGAGCCGTTGTTACCGCCCGAGAGCGGTTCGCCGGCAGTCGTCCCCAGCGCCACGCCGGTAACGAGCTCCGTGGCCTTGACGAGCGACGATTCATTCGCGTTGACCGCTTCGGCCGCCGCTGCGATGTTCGTCTTCGGGTACGTGTAGGACTCGACGGCGACACCATTGAAGAGGATGTTCAGGATGTGCTTCGTGGTGTCCGTCGAGGCGACAACGGACGCGCTGATCGAGTTGCCGCGCGTACCCTTCGACTTCGCTTCGAGCTTGAGCGCCGCTGCTGGCGTGGTGTTTTGCAGTTCGAGCTTCGCCACGGCACCTGCACTGGCGACCTGGCGGTACACGAGTACAGTGCCCGCGCCACCCGCACCGGGAAGGCCCTGGCCGTCGAACGCGCTGGCAACCGCCGTGCGGCCACCCGTCGCGCTGTTGCCGAAGATTTCAGTGAATCGTTCAAACGACGGGCACTCCACGACCTCGTTTGCAGGTCCCGAGTCGTGCGTGATGACGACGGCGCACGTGTCGGCAGCGTTCGACGCCGGCTTGATTTCCGGCGCACCCTCGAAGTTGAAATCGGAGCCCGGACGAACGGGGATGACCACACCGCTAGGGCTCATACCGTCCGCCCCTGCGCCTGCGCGTGCTCGGACTGCGGAACCTCTCGGCTCAGGAAGTCCTTGACCTTGCGCTCGGCTTCCTCGATCGACCACTCCGCCTGCTTCTCCAGCGAGAGCGCACCCGCGACGACGTGCTTACTCACGCCGAACAACCTGCGCGCACCGGCTCGGAGCTCGTCCACCGTGAACTTCTCAACGGCCTCAGCCTCCTGCTCAATATCAGCAGACGCGCTCGAAGATGTGGCGTTCGTCGCCTTCGGCTCGGCGGCGTCGCCGGCCTTCGGCTTTACTGTCTGCGTGGCATCGGGCACGCGCATAGGGTAAGGCCGCGCCGAGAACGTAACCCCTCGCTACGGCGTGGGGACTTCATAGGCGCCGGCGACGCCAAGCGATTCCCCACCGATCGCGCCTTCGGCGCCTGGCGCGCTCCAGCGCACCGTGAAGACGAGCCCCACCGTGTAGCGCTTCGGGTCCATCGGGTCCTTGATCGTCTGCACGGAGCTCCCGAGCGGGATGCGCGCCCACGTGTACGGCTCCGCTGTCGGTGGCAGCTTGCGTTCCGCGGCATCACCCACGAGCGGGATCGCCTGCCAGTCGAAGATCGGAATGTGCGCAGGCGACGCCGGCGCCTTCGCCACCGCGACGCCCGAGTCCAGGAGCTTCCCGAGCACATCAGCGATCACGTCCGCTTCCATGCGCGATAGCCGCGGCTCAGCACCCATCACCGGGTACGCGCTGACCGTGAACGGCGCAAGGCGCTCGATCGCACCCTGCGGCGCCGTCGCCCGCGCGTCGAGCGTGCGCGCCGGTGCAGTCAGTTCGACATAGGCCACAGGACGCTCTTTGTCGCTCAGCGGTATCTCGTCCCCGAGCCGTACGCGCCAAGGTGGAGCTCCCAACCCCTGCGCGATCCACTCGCGCACAGAGCGATGAATGTCCTGGATCGAGTTCGTTGGCAGCGTCACCGGCTGTTCTCCTCGTCGGCCCAGCGCTGCATCTCTTCGTCAGCGATCTTCGGAAACTCAGCTTCGAGATCGGCCACGGCCTTCGCCATCATGTGCGCCCCTCTCGTGCCGGGATGGTGGACGACCCGAGCGTAAACCACGTGGCCGTCCTCCACGAAACGCAGCGCAGCCTTCCCCACAACATCGTGCGCGAGCTCCGCCTGCGACGGTGGGCGCGTGCTGTCAGCGCGGATCGCCCGCGGCTTGCCGCTGGCGACAATGCTGGCCTCGCCACGGTCAGCCTTCGGCCTGATCTCGTGTGGGCGCGTGTCCCACTCGACATATTCCGCGATCGGATCGTCCGTCCACACTTCGAGCGTGAGCACGTCCGTCGAGTCGTCTGAGAACCTGATCTTCCACGAGCGTTGCAGCGTGCCCGGCGCGCGAGTCGAGCCGCCCAACCCCTCCACAGCATCATCGACGTGCTGGACCGGCGTGTAGTAGCGCACCCGTTCGAGTAGGAAGTCACCGCCGCGGCGCAGCAGCCGGTCACACAGTTCGTCCACCGGCTCCTCGCGGAACATCTCCGCAATGTCGCCCTCTTCGACGTAGCCCATCTCATTCGCCCATGCCTTCTTCGTTTTCGACGGGTTCAGCGGGACCTTCGGCGCCGTCGCTGACGCGGGCGAGCGTCGCCTGGTAGCCCTTGACCCATCCTGGCGGCCCGAGCGGTTGCGGTTCCCCGAGCACCTGCCAGCGCACAGCTTCGGCGCCGGTGAGCTCGGGCGCCAAGATCAAGAGCTCGTCGTTGATCCGCACCTGCGGGATCGGTTCGCCTTCTTCGTCTAGGGCATCCCACAGCAGCGTCGGCTCGCGCACCTGGCGCCCCTTCGTGTCCTGGCGCGCTGGCCCGAGAGGCAGGAACAAGCAGCACGGGAAAGGAGCTCCCGTCTCAGTCGTCTCGTCCGGCTCGCCGGCGGCCCACGTCGCCGTGTCGTCGCTCTCCGCCTGCGTTACCGGCGTGGCGGTGTGAACGCATACATAGCTGATCGGCATGGCCTAGTAGAGACTGAACCAGTGATCGGCCATCTGCGTCTCGTAGCCGCCGGGCACCTTCATACCGTCGATCGGCGTCAGCGCGGCGCCCGGCAACTGCTGGCCCGTCGTCTGATAGAGGAAGACGCCCCAAGCATCCTCAGTGAGCAGCAGCCGCAAGCACTCGTCCAGTTGCGGATCGGGGTCGAGCATCATCTTCTGGCGCACTTCCCCGACCGTCATGCGCGACTCGCTGTACGGGCCGGCGCTCATCGACTTCAGCAGGCCCGTGTTGTGCGCCTCGATCCGAGCTCGCACGTGGCCGCCGATCGCCAAGCGCTCGCACTTCAGCGTGACCGCACGCTTCGCCACGGTGATAAGCCGGCCTGGCACAGCCACGAGCCGGTTCAGAAACTCCTCGCCACCGCCAGCAGCGAGACTCCACGGTTCCCACGACCACCCTTCGGTGAGCGGTTCGTTCAGCAGTTCCTCCAGCAGTTCGCGTTCTGAGCCTTCGCCGGTGATCCCGATGTTGCGGCCAGTCAGGTTCGAGAGCAGCGGCAGCGCGTCGAAGAGGAGCGCCTGGAGCGCCGCGTCCCCCGCCGGCGACGGGTAGCGCGCAGTCAGCAGCTTCGAGCGCGCACGCATTTCGTCCAGCGTCGGGACCGGGTTCGAGCTCAGCGACGGTGGCGGCCACTGGACGAACTGCGCCACGTCTTCCGCGCCGGCGGCGTCGATGAAGATAAGCCTGAACCATCCCGCTTCGAGCGGTGCCGCGGCGGTCGTCAGGTTGCGCGCTTCGGGTTCTTCAGGCGTGCCCGTCGTTTCAGCGGGGAGCGCCTGCGTTTCCACCGGCTCGAAGGGCGGCTCGGCGGTCAGGCCCTCTTCGATCCGCACGTGCGTCCAGGGATGCCCGTCGAAGCGTGAGCTCGGCTTTGTGTTGGGGAAGCTGGCAACGAAGGGCATCGGTCACACCACCATGTTCAGCACTTTGCCAGTCGTGGAGGACGCGCCGTGAAAGCCCGTCAGGGACGGGTTCGAGCCTGAGCCGTCAATCCCGAGATCGCCCGTCGTGTACGTCGAGTCAGCGTGCGACGTAAGCAGCGTCCACGCTCCCGCTTCGGGTTGATACCACGCTTCGAGCGTGCCGTTGTTATTCCAGAAGCCAAGATGCTTGCCGAAGAGCCCGGTCACAGCAGCCGATTCGGCCAGCAGCGATTCGACGCCGCCCGTCACCTTGAATATCTTCGCCACCCACTGTTCGCTCGTCGCCGTGTCGAAGAATTGGCAGCGATAGCCGTTGTGACTCGCTGCTTCCAAGCACACCCACAACGCCAGATAGCGTTCGCTCACGAGCCCCCCCGAGACGTACTTCATCGTGCAGGCGCCACGAGTGAAGCTGCTCGCGCTCCAATAGGAGCCCGTGGCCGTGCTGAACGATTCCGGGTGAGCGCCCGTACCTGCCGCGCGCAGCGACAACGTACACCACGGCATCTTCGTCCAGTTGCCTGTTTCGTAGTGCGTCGTTTCCGCGCTCGTGAGTTCGTCCAGCAGCGGCAATTCTTCGAGCAGCATCAGCAGATCGTTTCCACATAGAGAGTGACGGCGAGCCCGACCGGCGTGCCTTCCACCGCAGAGATGACGATGGTGAGCAAGTCGTTGTTAGCGAGCGCCACGGCGGCCGGTTCGGTCGTGGCCGCCACAGTCGTCGCTTTGAGTGGTTCGCCTTCTGTCCCGAAGCCGGTGATGTTGGCCGCGTTCTTCTGGAGCCTGAACTTGACCTGCGTGCCAGATTCGATCTTGTACCTGACGCCCACGAGCTTCGCTTCCTGCCCAGCCACCACCGGCACGAACATGCCGGGGATCGTGATGACCGTGACCGACCCCTGCACGACGAACGTGTGGCCTTCGCGGAACTTCTTCTTGCGGATGCCCAACGCGAGCTTTGCTTCAGTGACGGCTTCGTTGGCGATCTTCGCGGTGCTCACCGCTTCAGCGCCGAGCTTTGCTTCGGTCACAGCCGCAGCCTTGATCGCCGCCGTTTCGACCGCTTCGGCCCCTAGCTTGGCGGCGGTAACTGAGCCTTCCCCGAGCTTCGCCGTGGTGACTGCGAGATTGACAAGTGCGCCCGTCGCAACGGATTCGGCGCCCATCTGCGTGCCCGTGATCGCACCGGCGGCGATCTTCGCCGTGGTGACGGCCGCCGCCTTGATAGCGCCCGTTTCGACCGCTTCAGCACCGAGCTTCGCCGCGGTGACTGCACCGTTGGCGATCTTCGACGTGCCGACCGCTTCTTCGGCCAGCTTCGGTTCGGTGACGGCGCCGTTCTTCAGCTTGCCCGTTTCGACGGCTTCCGCGCCCAGCTTGGCGGCCGTGACCGCGAGGTTGGCGATCTTCGCCGTGGTGACGGCTTCAGCGTGCAGATCGGCAGTCGTAACCGATTCGGCGGTGATTTCCCCTGGCGGCCCTATCAGCGAGATCGGAGAGCCCGGCCACGTCGTCGCGCCCTTCGGCCCGTACAGCGCCGCCGTCACCGTGTCGAGGTAAAAGTCACCTTCCTGGCCTTCGGCACTGACCGGCGGGATGGTGCCGTGCAGGATCGTGTTCCCGCGCAGCATTTCCACTGTGACGGGAACGAGATCGCCGTGTTCGTCCTCTACCTCAAGAGGAACGTCGAGGACGATGAATGGCGGTGTGGGCGGCACGGGCTCCCGGCCCTCCGCCTGCTAGTCGCCGGCTGGCTCGGTGGCGTCGAGGACGCCCTTGCGCGGCTTCTCGCGCGTTTCCTCGGCGTCGCGGTAATCGGCCTTCAGCTTCTCGCGCTCGTCGCCTTCAGGCGCGGCTTCGATCGCTTCTTCGATCTGCTTGACCGTTTCTTCCCCGGCGTCGCCTTCAGCACCGTCACCTTCACCGTCGCTGCCGTTGCCGGACTCCAGCGCATCAAGGCGGCGGCGCAGGTCTGCGTTCTGCTTGTGGAGCTCCGCAACGTCGCCGGACTGCTCGGTCGGCGTGATCCCGACGACCATTCCCTTGCGACGAGCTTCAGCGACACTCGCGGCTCGCTCGCACGAGCTCAGCGCGGCCTCTAGGCCGGGACCGCTCAGGATCGAGTAGGGCAGCCACGACTTATGCACGCGGCCCTTCTCCCCACGAGTGACGAGCGTGATGATTCGAGTGCGATCGGTCGTGCCGCGCACGCCGACGCCCTCCAAGTTGTCGATCTTCAGCGTCTCCGCTAGCGCGTCCATGTGGTCGAGCAGCGCTTCGGAGCGCGCATCGTCCCACTTGCGGCGCAGCATCGCGCGATCGGCCGCAGGAAAGAGCCGGCGGTGATGGTCGATCATCCGGCGCATCTTGCGGCCGGCGCCGACTGCACCGAACGCCGCAGCCTCGTCCTGCGTTGCGTCTTCAGGACCGAAGCGCTTCACACCGGGAAGGGGAACACGGGGGCGCTGTCCCTCGTCCTCGTCCTCGAAGCCTGTCTCGCGCTCGCGCGCCATCAGTTGTTGACCGCCTGGTGAGCGGACCTCGGATCACCGAGCGCCACGCCGAACAACTGCCTGATCTTGAACTTGATCTCGTCCCAATCCAGCGTGTAGGGATCGGAGTTGCCGCCGCCGTTGGCGTTGCGCATCCCGTTGTCCTCGATCCCGATGTATGGCTGCTGCTGATTGAGATAGAAGGCGATGATCCACGCGGGCCGCGACGTGTCGGCCGTGACGATCCAGTTCGTCGCGTCCTTCAGGTACTTCTCCACGATCACCGCATCCGCCGGCATCAGCGAGTCGCCGTTGAGCGGGTTCAACGTGCCGCGGGGGAAGTGGTCCGGGCTCATGTTCGTGTCCTGCGAGCTCGTCTCCTGCGAGCGCAGCACACGCTTGAAGATCAGACGGTTCGCCTCCGACCGGGTGAGGATCGACTGCGGCTGTATGTCGATCGGGAAGCCCTCCGGGTCCACCGTGTCGGTCATCCGCTCCAGGATGGCGACAAGGTTGTCCTCGGTCGGCGTCGCTTCCGAGCCCGTGACCTGATTGCCGTCCGGCAACCCCTCGCGGGCTTCGGTGGTGAAAAAGGGCTTTTCGTCAATCCAGTCGGGGTTCGACTCGATCAACGCCGTGCAAGCCTCCGCGATGTACGCCGCGCTCATGCGCCCGAGCTCGGAAGGCGTGCGGTTCAGGATGATGTTGGCCTGATCGTTGACCACCATCTCGAAGGTCACACCGTAGATCGCACCGTGCTTGCCGATGCTGTACGGCATCCCGGCTTCCTCACTGGAGCGGGCACGCGGGTACTCGCCATACTCGTCCACCGGACCCATCCCCGTCAAGCCGTTCAGCGCGGAGACGGTGTGCAGCCGGAAGTCCATCGCCTGCTCGACGCCCATGTAGCTCTGCCACTGAGCGGCGCGGCGATTGAAGCCCTGTCGAAGTGTGTAGCGAATCTGCGAGAGCAGGAACATCGGGAAGTCGGCGCGGCCCTCGGGAGCTCCCGAGCCGCGAGCGATCGGGTTCACGTCCGCCTCGCTGATCGGCGCGTCCTCCCAACCCTCGGCCTCCGCGAGCGCCTTCATGGCCTCGTCGTCCTCGCGCCATGATTCGTAGCGCTCGTACAGGTCCAGGTGCTTTCCGACGCGACCCCAATTCCCGCGACCCCGCATCAGAACGTATCCCTCAGATCGAAGTTGACCCAAACCCAACCCTCAACCGTGTCCACTTCCTCCTCCTGCACACCGAACTTGACGATCCCGCCGCCGGGTGCAGCCACGAGCGCGTTGCTCGCAACGGTGATGTAGAGCGGCGAGCCCTCTTCGGTGCCGCCGGGCAGAAGTTCGGAGCGGACGGCGTGGCGACCGGCGATGCCGATGACCATTTCCTCGCCCACCTTGATCTCCTTCGCGGCGACTGCCGCGGCGAAGCTCGGCAGCACGGGGATACCCTCCTGCGACTTGAAGGCGATGCCGGGAGCGCCCTTCTCAACCGTAGGATCGCCGTGACGGACTTCCTTCGTGGCGATTCGGGTTACGCGGCGTCCTGGAGCCTCAGCAGGCATCAGTCATCGCTCCCCTCGCCGAACATCTTGACGGCATCCTCTGGCTTCTCCAAGACACCCTCGGCCACACCCATGCGGCGCCAGTAGGGAACCTCGGCGCGAGCCGTGGTGCCCGAGCGATCATCGCCGGAGCCGCCGCCCTGGTTACGCACGGGCGGCTTGCCCTGCGCTTCACGGACGATCTCCTGCATGTGCTCGATATCGGCCTCCAACATCTCCTCCAGCACCTTGTCGGCTGGCTTCTCGTCGTCGGCCTCGGCCTCGCAAAGTTGAATGGCCTGCGTCGCGCCGCTCGGCAGCATCGCATAACGCGACTTGAGATCGGCGCGCATCCTCGGCGTGATCCCCACGGCCGCCTCAATGATCTTGCCGGCACGGTCGGAAAGCTGACGCTGCCCTTCGCGCTCGGTGACGATCTCCTGTGCGCGCTCCTCCAGGCGGTCGGACTGTGACTCCAACCCCTCCTGAATCTTCGCGGTCGCAGCGTCCAAGCGCTCCTCGATCATCTGCTCGAAGCGCTCCTCGGAAATGCCCGAGAGCGAAGCAGTTGACGATCCCGCCGCCGTCGTCTCCTCGGTCGTCTCCTCCTGGAGCGCGCCCTTCAGGTGCGGCGCGTTCTCCTGGACCCACTCGCGCAACGCGCCGGCGTCCATCTTGGAGAAGTCGGGAGTCGTCTGTGTCTTCGAGGCGGGCATGGCGTGGGCAGAAGAATAGTGCTCCCCCAAAAACGTAACCACTCGCGCCACAGCCTCCGCACGCTCGTCCTCGTTCAGCACCCGTCCGCCGGCGCCTCCACGGATCACCCAATCGACGCTTCCAATGGGCCGCGGCCGGATACCCTCGACGGCCATCGCCTTCGTGCCCTCCACCGTCTTCGGCTTCGCGCTCGTCGGCCATGCGTTGATCGAGCAATGCAGCACGTCGGGGTCACGCTCGATCATGGCGGCGATCGGTTCCTGCGGGATCGCCTTGCCACGCACAGCGCCCTTCCAGTAGCCCATATCGCTGTCGTACTCGGCAACGAAGTCCGGGTCGTACCACGACTCAACGATGCGGCCACCGAGTTCAGAGACGGAGCGCCCACGCTTCTGCATGGCCTCCGCGACCTCTGGAGGCATGTGATCCTGAAACATCGGCCAGTTGCGAAACACGCCGGCGTTGCGCGCGAGCATGGTGGACTCGTACACAGGCGGAAGCCCTCGCAACCTGCGGCCACGACTGATGCACGGCCGCATGATCGCAAGCTGCACGGTGCCGTCCTCCTGGATCACCTTGCCCTTCTTCGGGACGATGATGCGCGGCGCGGCAGCCTCCAGCAGCGGAGCAGTCCGCACGTTGTCGTTGGGCGCCTCGTTCAGCGCGAGATCGCCCATCGTGACCTCGATCAGCGTGTCGAAGTCAGCCTCCGTGATCGGCGCACAGCCAAACTCCTCCAGGAGCTCGTCTAGTTCGCGCTGCGCGTCCTTGGCCTTACCCACGCACGGAAGGGTAAGCGCGCGCCGCTCTGCAAACCCCGCAGCGGCTAGATGCCGTCGCCGGTCACAGCAGCCGGATCGAACAAGTCAGGGATGCCGCCCATATCAATCGGCGCCGTTTCCCCGAAATTGATCTCGGTCCCACTCGGGTAGCTGTCGGCCGGGTCCTTGTCATCGAACACCGTACTCGTGTGAACGCTCGCGGGCTTCTTCGATTCGGATTCGTTCGCAGCCTCGCGCAACCGTCGCTGGCGAGCGCGGGATGCCTCGATCGTCGGGTTGAGCGGTGCGCTCACGGCAGCGCGACCAACTCTCCCGGCGTGCCGGCGACTTCACGCCAGCCGTGTTCCGGTTCGGGCTCCGTGCTCAACTCCTGCGCACACTTCTGCGCTTCACCTTCGGTCAGCGGCCCGTAGTAGGTCTGCACTTCCGGCTCACCCTCCGAGCCGGTCTGTTCCCACGCGATGAAACTCGCCGTAGGGTCAACCGCGATTCCCTCTGGCGGCGTCTGAAGTTCCGCGATCCCCCATTCGTAATCGACGCCCTCCGGCGCGGGTTCGCTGACGCCGAGCACACCGAGCGCGGCCTTGGCTTCGTCTTCGGTGCCTGGTCCCCAATACTTCGGAGCTCCACCCTCGAAGCGACGCACCACAATGAACTGTCCCGATCCGGTCATCCGCCGCTCGCCGCCTTTCGCATCGCTTGAGCATGGCTCGCACCGAGCGAGCGCAGCCTGTCATTTCGCGCGTCTGATCCGTCGCCCTCTTGGATCGGATCGTCGTGTACGACCACGCTCTTGCCGCGCATCATCGCCATCGTGGCCGCGAGCTTACCGACGTGCCGCGCCTCGCGGTCAGTCGTCGCCGTCTCGTCCGCCGTGGAGTGAGCCTTCAGCGCGGCGTGCTCGGGGATGCGTTCACGCATCGCAGGGATCGAGACGTGGACCGCATCGTGCGGGATCGCCGTGCCTGCGCCCTTGACAGTGTGGACCGCCCCCCCACCGGGCGAGCGCGTGGCAACCATCGCCACCGGCCCACTGTCCTGCGCCTTCGGGTTGTCGAGCACGTGCTTGATGATCTGGCCGTGAACCATCGCACGACCCTTCGAGAACTTGCCTCCCTTGGCGTGGAAGTCGAACGTGTCCTTCGGGCCGCTCTTGCCGGCGATGGCGCCGATGGTGTCCTTGCGCGCACGATCGCGCTCCTGTAGGCGCGAGTCCAGGATGGCGCCCATGACGCCGCCACCGTCGCCCTGCTGCATGATGTCATCGACGGGGTGCAGTTCGTCCCACGCCACCGTCTTGATCGAGCCCGGCTGGCCGACGCCGGTGATATCGCGCACTTCGGGCTTCGCGCTGTTCGGATCGACGCCCACAAAGCGGTGCTCCTTACCGCCGACCTTCACGCGGCTGTAGCTGTGATACCGCGTCGATCCGCCGAGACTCGCAGGATCGTTCGACGCCGCGCTCAGCTTGAACGCATCCTTCACCGCATCCTCCGGTGTGCGCTTCTCGTCTCCGAGCGACCAGCCCGACGAGCTCCACCGGCTCGGCGTGTCAGCACGCCACACCTTGCGGCCGTCAGGCGTAGCGACGTGCGTGATCGCGTGGCCGCTCGGCAAGCGCACGGAGTCGCCAAGGTTCATCGACTTCACCCGAGCGAGAGTGTCCGCGTGGCCCAGCGGCTTCGCGCCGTCGATCTCGGCCTCCATCAGCCGACGTTCCGCCTCGGTGATCTTGCCGTGGCGTGCCTTGCGCAGCGCCTCAACCTGATTCGTGCGGATAGCGTGAGCGCGTGCCGCGGCGTGCTCGTCGCTTGTGAGCTTCACGCCCGTCAGCGCCTTACCAAACGCCGCCCGATCCTTCTTCACCATATCCGCACTACCTTTGTGCGGCGAGATGCGCCGCGCAGCCTCCAGCGCCGCCGGCTTCGGCCGCTTATGCGCTGGCAGGTGCGACCACTCATCGGCCTCGCGGAGTTGCAGCGGCCCGTGCCCCTTGTCGGTGTCGTGCAGCGCCTTGATCGCATCGCTGTGGCGGGCGAACGTCATCATCTTGCCCTTCGGGGTGCTCGCCTTCCACAAGCCGCTGTTATGGAGAGCACCCATGCCGGTCACGTGCGTCGTCATGCCGATCACATGCTCGTGACCGCTGCCGTTGGAGCCCTTGCGCACCGAATGAACAAAGCCCTCGAAGCCCGCAAGTCCCTTCCCGTGCCCCGAGCCCAGCTTGCCGCGCCGGCTCGTGACGCCCGAGACGATCTGCTCACCCTTCCCGACGTGATCCGCCTCGCTCAGCTTGCCGGCCTTGGCGTGGCGCAATAGCACCGTCGCAGCCGACGACGGCGACTTGACCATATCCCCGACCTGCTTGCCTTTGTCGTCGTGGATGCTGTGCATGTGGTCGGCCAGCGTCCCGTGCTTGACGATGTGGAAGCTCCCGACGTGAATCAGATCGCTTGTCTTCATCCCTCGGATGCGCTTCGTCAGATCGCCATGCGTCGTCTTCGCGGGGTCCAACGCCTCCGCAAGCTGCTCCTGCATCGGGTCCTTGATGCCCCACTTCTTCGCCATCTTCGAGACGAGCGCCGCGCCTTTCTTGTAGTCGCCGTGCTTCGACTTGGCGAGGATCGCGGCCGATTTCAAGTCCTCCGGCTTGCCGATCGGATAGGCGATCGAGCCGTCCGCGTTCTTGATGGCCTGCCCCTTCGCCAGAAGCGACCTGCGCTCGGCCTGATTGATCGTGCGCTCCTGCACCACGAGCACTGCGGCCTCGGCCAGCGATCCGGCCTTGTGACCCGCTAGCGGTGCCTCGCACGCCGGGCACATCTTGTCCGGCAGCTTGAGCGAGCCGCACTTCGGGCACGGACCCGCGCCCGGTGCGCTGCTGATCTTCTTCAGGTAGTTCGTGAACTTGCCGGAGCCGAGCTCGCGTGTGCGTGTCGCCTCCACAAGCGTCAGCGCTTCCGCTGCCCGCTCGGCCAGTTCGTCCAGCACGTGCTCGCGCGGTGAGAGCGGGCGCCAGTCAGCCCATTCGACACGGCCAAGCGCGGCCTCCAGCACGTCGGCGCCGAGCGTCATCTCGATCGCCTCCAGCACTTCGAGCTCGTGATCGCAGATCGCGCCGGTGTCCGTCACAGTGACCGTCACGTCGCTGGCCTGCGTCGCCACGGCCTTCCCGGCACGATGCAAACGCGAGAGCGCACGGTCCTTCTCCCACTGGCCCACGGCGAGCGCCGACGCGGCCTTCGTGCCCTTGTCGGCATGGCGAGATTTGAGCCACCGCTTCGGCGCCGACACCGCAATAGCCTCGGCCTGAGACTGCGGCATCCCGCGCTTCGTCATCAGCGCGTGGACGATGTGCTGAATGTAGGCCGGCTGTTCGCCGCGGTTGCCCGGCTTCAGTTTCGTCAGCCAATTGCGACCACCGTGTCCGGTGGGCTCCGGGGTCCTGGCCTTCAGAAGCGAGTCGGCGGGCATCGCAGGGAAGGGTACTCGCGCGCAGCACGCGAAACCGCGCCGACCCCCTCAGCAGTTGGCGTGTGCCCACTTCCGCGGGCGCACCTGCACGATTTCTTCCCCGACCTCGATCGGCTCGTGACATTCCACGCAGCGGCCACGCAGCACCGAGCGTTGATGCGCCTGCGCTGGCGCCTCCAGCACAGCGACACCCGATGAACCTGCGGGTAGCGCAGCAGGTGACGGGCGGTGTGTCAGGTTCGCCGGCGATGGCCCACGACGCCCATTGCTCCCCGAGTCGATCGCACTCCTGTCGTGCTCGCCATCGGACTCCAGGCGAAGTTCGCTGAACAACCGCATCAGCGCGCGCTCCGCCGGCGTCTCCGGCTCGCGGTCATAGCCGCGGCGCCATGCGTCCTTGCCCTCCAACACAGCGACGCGGATCAACTGGCGATCCCGCGTGTCCGCCGGCCACACCACACACCCATCCGGTCGGTCCTCGTGCGCGGTGCTCGTCGTCGTCAGCTTGCAGCCGGGACGCACCGCTCGATCCCACGCCGCATCGAAGTCCAATCCCTCCTCGCGGGACTCCGCGAGCAACATGCGAAGCTGGCGATGCGCCGGCTCGTACTTCTCTGGCCTACCCATCAGCACACCCCCGCTAGTCGATCGAACGTCAGCACGTCCACCATTCCGTGAGCGGCCAACGCCTCACGAAGCGGCCCGACCTGCTGCTCAAGTGCGAACTGCTCACCCTCCAACGCCTCCATCACGATCCCGCGACTGAGCGATTCCGCCTCCGGCAGCGTCGGCACATCACCCGGCTTCATCCACCCCGACTTGATCGCCGCCATGTAGCCCTCCAGGTGACACGGGCAGCCGGGATGGCGTGGCGGATGCAGCTTGTCGAGGATCGCCCACGGCCAGAAGCGTTCACCCATCACGAGACACCCCGGCGTGTGCTCCTTCACGAACGGGCTCAGCTTCCAATAGGCGCCCTGCGGTGACTGCGAGCGCAGCACGAGCGCGTTCAGCCCACCGACCGCACGCCCGAACATCGCCGCCGAGCGCTGTTCCTCATAGCGCTGCTCGCGTTCCATCAGCGCGCGCATCGCATCCGATCGCGCCTGACCTTCTGGCATGGCGAGAATCTGCGGGAGCGCCGCCTTCACACGGAGCTCCTGCGCCTTGGCGAACTGCGCCGCGCGTTCGGCCTCCAGCGCGAGCAGTCCCTTCAGGTCGGTGCCCGACTCGCCGCTGGCCTTCGCCTGCGCGAGCAGCACGGCCGTCAACTGTTCCTCGTCCAGCGCACGCTTCTTCGCCATGAACGCGATCAGCGCGCCAAGGATCGCCGCTGTGGCGGCAGCCCTGGCGCTCGCTGCTGGCACTTCGCCAGCCGCAGCCGCCGGCGAGATAGCGGCGCCCGCGCCGGCGCTGCGCACGAGTGCTCGAAGCTGTTCCGGGTTCTGCTGTGCAAGCGGCTTCGCCTGGTAGGCCGCGACCTCCAGAAGCGCCGACGACTCCACCAGTCGCCTACCGCGTGACGAGCTCGCGGGTTGTCGGCTCCGCGGGCTTCTCGATATGGATAGCTGCTGCGACCGCCGGCGTCGAGACGATCGCCGTGAACAAGTCGCCTGACGCCTGCACATAGCGCTCGACGGGATCACGCAAGTCATCGGGCAGCCATTCGGCCTGCTGCATCGCGCCGGAGCCTTTCACCTTGTCCGGTGCGGTACTCGACTGCTTGGCGCCGGTGCCGGTGCTCGCGGGCTTGCCATCCGTGCCCGTCTTCGCGCCACCGCTCGCGCCCTGTGTCTGACCTGGCGCTCCCTTCTGCGGCATCGGTGGCTGCGTCAAGTCCTTGCGGATGCGGCCAGCACCCGGCAACAGCAGCGTGTCGAGCGGCGACGTGGTGCCGGCGTCGGGCAATGGCAGCAGCGCCTTGTCGGGCGGGAATACCTCGTCCACGAGTCCCTGTACGTCATCCACCTGGAGCCCTTCGCTCACCGCGAACGCCAGCAGCGCACGACGCAGAGCGAGGTTCGTTCCCATCGGATCGAACGCCACGAGCGTCTGCACCACGAACGTCGTCACGTCCGGCAGCGCACGGCGCCCCGGCTTCGGCATCTCGAAGGTGAAGCGGAAGTCCTTGCCGGTGAGCTTTTCTGCCTGACGCTTCTCCATCGCCTCGGACAGACGCAGTTCGCCAAGGCCCTTCTCGCCCTCCGCCAGCGCGTCAGCGGATGCGATGTTGCCGCCGAACTTGCCCGCGTTCACCGCAGCTTCGATCACACGGTCAACGAACCACGTGTATAGCTCCTCGAAATACTGCTGCCACGTCTGCACGAGCATCAGCACAGGGAGCTCCAGCGTCGTCGCCGTGGCGAGGTTCGCGTTCGAGGCGTCGCCAAGGTAGTGCTGCCCGAAGCCCGAGCTCGCCGCGATCGGCGCACGGATGATCGTGGCGTCCTGCGCCGCTGCGCTCGCACCGCTGTTCAGCGAGAGAGACTGGAGCGTGTCCGACTCGTTCTCGTTCCAAATCGAGCCCGGTGGCACCGGCGCCTGGCGAGCTCCCCACATTCGGCGCTCCTCGACCATCCGCGGGAAGTCGCCGGAGCCCGAGAGCACATCGCGCGAGGAGAGCTCCCCGGCCTGATTCAGCAGACCCTCCGCCTGGCGCCTCACCATGTTCGGTGTGCCGCGGATCACGCGCTTGGCGACGAACGCCGTGGCCGCCTGCGCCATCGTCACCCGCGCCTCGGTGAACTGATTCATGGCGCTGTAGAAACGGAGTGAACGCGCGAATGGTGGAATACCGAAGTGCTGCTCGCCCAATCTGTTAATCGAGACGGGGTACACCTTGCCGGCGCCCAACTGATCGGGCTTGATATCCGGCAACGGCTCCAGCGTCGAGTCGGCTTCTCTCTCCTTTTCAGCCAATTCGAGGTTCTGCCAATGCGGGTAATACTTCAGCACCGGCAAGCCGAGCGCGCCCATCGTGGACTCGTCAAACGCCGGCGTGTGTGTCTTTGTGTTCCACTTGTACTTGCGCTCACGAGCGAGGTAATAGAGAGCGCGCCGGCGATTCTCCGGGTCGGGCACCACGTCGATCACGTCGTCAAAGTTCATCCAACCCACCTTCACCGTGCCGCCGCCCTCGAACAACAGCGCGAGAAGGTTGGCCTGCGTCTTCAGATCGTTCGACGCCGCGCGCTGCGCACCGAAGCCCGTCAGTTCCGCAAGGTTGCCGGGGTCAGTCCACGCCGCATCGACCTCATCCTGCACGTCCGAGTCCACACACCGCGGCCGACCGATGCCACGACCGAAGGCGAAGTCGGCCAGCATCTCGACCTCGCGCCCCGCCAGCGGGTCCGAGATGAACGCCACGCGCGAGCGCTGCGCGAGCTTCTGGCGACGATCCGGCCTGATCTCCTGCGGCCGAGAATTGAAGTAGTCGAGCGTGCCGTAAGCGAGCTCCTGTGCCTGCGCCGTGAACTGCTGAAACTCGCCGGCGGCCTCCTCTAGAGCTCGCACACGTTGGGTTGGCTGGACCGTGACCCCTAGAAGATCACTGGCTGCGTCAGCGATGCGATTGCGCCATCCCGCCATCTAAGCCGTCTCCTCGACAAAATAGCCGGTATCGGGCAGCGCCCAATCCCCGCCTCCGAAGTCGCCCTCCGCAAACATGCCCTCGGTCCCGTCATCTTGCGGCGCCAACGTGCGTTCGTGCTCGTCTCGACGTTCACGCTCACGCTCGTACACCGGACACTGGACATAGCTGTTGCGGGCACCTGGCGGACCCTCACCGCAGCAGTAGACGTGCAAGCTCGTCGGGTCGTTGTAGAGCGTCAGCAGCACGCCGGCCTCGGCGTCCTCGATCTTGCCGTCCCGCATCTCGCGGAACCACACACCGCAGAGCACGCCGGGACCTCGATCGGGTGGCCCAGCGATCGGTGTCGCCGCCGGGCACGTCGGACGTTTCAGTCGCTCCTCCACGCGCAGGACGGTACGCGCGAGAGCGGACGGTTCAGCGCTGGCGGAGCTCGTCCCTCACGGCGTCGATCTCCCTGCGCAGCGCCGGGAGCTTCGCTTCCAAGTCCGCGAGCCAATTGCTCATGGTGTCCAAGCGCTTGACGATCGCAGCGTTGCGACGCAGCTTCGCGTCATCCTCGATCGACACCTGCTCAGCGCCACCGGCGGCAGCCTTCGCCATTAAACGAACTTCTCCGGTGGCGCGATCTCGACCGTGAACGCCGTGAGCGGACGGTTCGCCTTCCCGTCAGGGCGCCTCGGCCAGCGGGTGCTCTGACGCCTCCACTCCTCCAGCGCGTCACGGTGAGACGGCCAGCGCTTCGCCGCGCCGAGCGCCGGCGTCGTGAGAATGTGCGCGAGCATCACCGTCCCATCCGGTGCGCGGCCCTCGCGGTCGGCGTCGTACTCGACAAGGAACTGCCCATCGAACGGCGTGGCGCCTCCGTTAACGAGTCCGACGACCTGCATGACGACCTCGCTCATCTCAGCGCCACAGCCCGAGACAAAGCGCGAACGCGCACAACGGGCCACCCACGAACACCACGAGCCAAATCATCGCTCAAGCCCCCCCCCCCGACAGTCCAGCGTCGAGGACTTCCCTGGCAGCCGCGGCGGCCTCCGCGTCATCCCACCGATCGACCTCAGCACGCAGGATGCCCACCGCGGCGCCGTCGAGCGCGGGCAGCAGGATCGCCAGCAGCTTGCGGCGCGCGCAGTCCCGCGCGAGCAGGATCGCCACACGCCGGCGCAAGATCGGATCGCCGCGCATCTCCTCGACGTCGCCGGCGAGCACGTCACGGATCGAGTCCTCGGTGATCCTCAGCACACGCTCCATCAGACACCCATCCGCCGGCGCACAGCGTCCAGGCGCGGACACACAAACGTCGGCATCGTGCAGCCACCGCCGAGCGCATGGAGCTCCGCGCGAGTCATCCCCGCGCGGAGCCCACACTTGCACGTACCCCGTGCGTGCGCTTTCAGCGCCTCGCGCAGACGGCGTTGCCAGTCCCGTGACCTGGCCCTCGCTGCTGCACGATGCGCCTTCTGCAATGAGCGATGGCGACGCCGAGCCTCCCGCTCCTCGGCGCGCACATCGCTCCCCGCGGGGAAGGCGGCCATGACGCTCATTCCTTCCCCACAAGCTGATCGGCCTTCGCCAAGAACGCGGCGGCCTCCTCCGGCGTGCGCCCCTCGACCATGCGCAGCGCCTTGACGCGCTCCGCCTTGCGATCGACACCTTCAAGTCGATCGAGCTCACGCTGCACGATGGCGGCATACTCCGCGAGCTCGTCCGCCGCGCTCCGCAACCGTTCGAGCTCGTAGCGATCCTGCTCGGCGTCTCCCTGCGTCGTGCGCGTCCTGATCGCCCGCGAGAACCACCGCTGCATCGCGTTCGTGGCAGCCTCCAGCCGACGCTCACAATCGAAATGCGAGTATCGCTTGCCGCCCTTCGACTCGTAGTAGCGGAAGGTGTAACCGTCGCCCGTGCGCTCGATGATGTGGCCCTCGCTCATTGCTTACCACCGGGCCACACGTGCAACTCCGTCTCGACGTTGTAGACGCTAAAGCGACCATCCGCATAGGCCAATTCGATCCTCTTCTCGCTTTGGAAAGCGATGCCCGTCACCTTCTCCTGCCCTCGCGCTCGCAGCACAACGTCGCCCACGCGCACATCGCCGGCAGGTATCAGTTTCGCGCGCATCAGGCGTCCCTCGCCAGTTCGATCCCGCGAGCGATCGAATCTTCGTCGGCTGCCTCCAGATCGCACTCCTCCTCGTAGCGCTCCAGGTCCAGGTGCGCCTCGATCGCCGCCTGCACGGTCGAGGCGAGCACGTCCGGCGGCATCGCCTCAAGCTGGCATGTGTCGCCAACCCAATTCACCGAACGCGAGTCGCTGCGCTTGGGGGGAGCGGTCGGAAGATCGTGCTCGATCACCTGACCCTCGGTGAGCGCGATGCGTTCCGGGCGCAGGTCGATCGAGCGGCCCTCCGCCACGTGCTCCTTCAGCCGTCCGATGCCCTTCGCCTTCAGTCCCATCAGCCGGGCAATGTTGTCGTCCTGGCGCTGCTCCAGCGCGTGCATCGTCATCAGCACGAAGCGCCGTGCGTCTTCGCTCATGGCGTCGAAGATGGACTCGCCGCTCGGGTCGTAATCGCCCACGTGCAGGAACACGGTCGGCACATCGCGCCGAAGCGCGCGCTGCGCGATCTCGTGCGTGACCGTGACCGACGAGAATCCCCCCGTCGAGAACACGGGCACGCTGAACTGGTAGGCGACGCGCTGCAACTGCGGCACCATGCCTGCGGCCTCGCACCACAACTCGATCGCCACGTCCTGACCAGCGAGCCGGTTGCGCGAATAGTGCTCGCCCATTTTCTCGATTTCGTCCCAGAAGCCGCTCACGTCATCGTGGACGCGGGGAGCTCCGCCGCTCGTGCCGTCGTCCCTGATCGCGCTGAATGGGATCATCCCTGCGCGGCGCGCACGGACAAGGTGCTCACACAGCCGCGCGTAAGCCTGCTCCGTCTTGTCGTAGCCGAACTGCCCGACGAGCCGATAGAACACCTGCCGCGCCGTCACGGGCAGGAAATCCTTGTATTCGGTCAACACCGTCTGCACCTGCTGGAGCAGTTCGACCGTCTCTGCCTTCGGGCTCCAGGTGGCAAATCCACGGGGTCGTGCCATCAGTTGTCCCCCTCAGCGCACCACGACTCGATCTCGCGCGCCGTCGCCTCTTCCTGCGCGGCAATGCCGAGCGCGGCGCGATCCTCCTCCGGCTCATCGCGTCCGATCTCCCAGCATGGCTCGCACAGATCGCCGTGTTCGCGCGGGAGACGCTGGCAGCGCACGCACCGCTCGCGCGCCGGCGACAACCCCGCGCGCAGGACACCGATGGCGTCCAAGTCACGGCCTGCCTGCTCGCTCACGAGCCTGCGGAGCTCGTCGCTTACCTGGCCGCGGCTGTGCTCGCGCAGGTACGTGATCCGTGCATCCAAGTCGCCGCGGTCCATCAGTACCTCGACGCCCTCCGGTACTTCTACCGACGCGATGCCCTCACGGGCGATCTTGTCCTCGCGCTGCTGCTGCTCAATCTCGGCGTCGAGCGCGGCGACGCCTGCAACGGGGTCCTTCGTCATGGCCTACCTTCCTTCACTCGGGTCGGCAAAGCCTATCACACGAAAGGTAACGCTGTTACCCCGCTGGACGAATGATCTACTCGCCGGCTGCCTGTCTCCGTGCCAACTCGGCCTCGACTTCCGGCTTCCGTGCCAGCGCGAGCTCGCGCAACCGTTCGGCGTGCGCGCGCTGCGCCTTGTGCGCCTCGAAGTGCTCCACGTCGAACTCGTAAGCCATCATCGTGAAGCCGTCGATCAGGTAGCCCACGATCTCCAGCGCCGTCTCCTCCGTCAGCGGCAGACCGGCCTTCGTAGCTACCGATCGCCACGCCATTTCCGCGGCCACGGCCACCGGCCCGTAGAGCTCGGGCACGAGCAGCGCAGCCTCCGGCGTGTCCCTGATCGCCACGTAGACCGCGTGCGCGATCCGCTGACGCACCTCGTGGCCGGGGTCCTTCTTCGCCTGGATCGACGCAGCAGCGTCCAGCAGCCGACGAGAGCGCGGCCGGCTCACTCCGCCTTCACCACGAACTCGAAGCCGACACCCGCCTCCTTCGCGGCGGTGATCCCCGCCTGGACGATCTCTCCTACCGCTTCCGGTGAGAGCGAGCCCGCGACGCTCATGGGGAGCTCCACAGTCTGCGTGCTCGCCGCCGGCGCGCGGCGCGTGATGACACGCCCCTCGGTGGCGAGCTCGGCCGGATCGTCGCCGGCGCCCTCAGCTTCCAAGCGCTCGCGCTCGATCTCGGCCGCTCGCTCCTGCGCTGCAAGCTCCGCCTGCTCCTCCTCGCGCTCAGCCTCGCGCCGCGCCGTCTCCCGCTCAGCGTCGAGCGCGGCCTGCGCATCCTCGGCGGTCATGCCGGTGTGCCGCCACATGCGGCCCGACTCCGCGCTGATGCCTACCTGCACGGCGACACTCGCGCTTGCGAGCTCGTTCAGCGCCTCCATCAGCGCATCGGCGCTCGCCTCGTCCTTCAACTCCAGCGCTTCGGCCATCTCCTGCTCGCTGACGGTCGGCTTCTCGCCGCTCAGTTCGCCCAGCGTCTCCGCGACCTGCGCAGTGAACTTCTCATCGACCGCCATCGTCTACTCCTCCGCTCGGGTACAGCGCGGAGATTACAGCGTTACCCGGTGGCGATCTTCTTCGCCAGCGTGCCGTCAGGGTCGGGATCGTCCACGAGCCACCGATATTCGAGCAGCGACACAGCGACGGCGCCCGTCTGCATCTTCGGTGCGTAGTCGCAGTCATCGCGCAGGCACGCCGCGCGCTTCTCTTCTCGCATCGTCGGCTTGCCGTTCTTCGGGTCGCGCGTCGGCACGAAGCGGATCAGCGAGACGCCATCCTCGATCCGGCGAAAGCAGCCACCGCAGCGCATCCCGCGCAGCAGTTCCATACCGATGTGCGCCTCGATCAACCCCTGCTCGGGTGGCTTGCGCAGCGCGCCAAGGTCCGGCACGTTGCGAGGCATCGCACCGGGCAGACCGGGAAGCGCCTCAGTGGGAGCAACAGGACGAGCCACGCCGGCAACCTATCAATCGGTGTGGTCAAGGTCGATCCCGGCGGCATACACACCGGCGGCCACCGCGAGCTCCATCGCCGCGGCGCGCATCAGCATCAGATCGCCCGAGCCCTCAGCCTCCACGAGCCCACGCACACGTCGCCCGATCAACGCCGGCGAGCCGGTGATATCGGCCTCGACCAGCAGGTCCGTGAACTGCTGGCCGACGTTCAGCCTGGCCTCGCGCGCTTCCTCCGAGCGCTCCTTCCACTCCTGCGGCTCGTCACGCGGGACGCGGTGCGACTTCGTGCGTGCGCTCATATCAGCGGTTCCTCACCGAAGCCACCGTCGTAACCGCCGGTGCCCTGGCCGAACGCTCGATCCAGGTCCGTGCGCGTGAAGCCGATCTCCGCATCCGACACGGGGCGATCTTCGAGCAGTTCCCCGGCCTGCTGGCGCATCCGCAGCATCTCGACGGCCACAAGATCGTAGACCTCGGCGTGCGCATAGTCGTCCGGTCCCTGCGACACGTAGGTGCGGATCACCTTCTCGCGCTTGTTCAGTTGCGAGCGCCGGCGCGGCGCCATCAACTGCTCGACGTAGCCCGGTGGTGGCTGTCGCAGCGGGATATTGCGCAGCAGCCGAATCCCGTCCATCATCGCGTCGATCGCCTCCGTCCGATTGACGCGCACGATGTTCTCCTGATCCTTGTACCTGAAAGCTGCCTCCTCCGGTCCTCCGTACTCCACGAGCGCGCCACGGCCGGGTAGTTGCGCACACAACCCGCGCGCCAGCCGCCGCTCCGGGTTGGCGTCAATGCAGAAGAACGTGACGCGCATCCTCACCAGCAGATCGAGCGCTTCACGGAAGCTGCCCACCGTGCCGATCCACAGCGCATAGCGGCCATCCTCGCGGAGCTCCGACACGCGCACGTTCAGATCGCGCTCGCTCGCCACATCAATCCCGGCAGTCCTGAAGATGCCCGGCCCGTACTTGACCGTCTGCGTCGCTTCACCGCCGTGCGAGCACGCCGCCAGAATCGCCTCTTCATCCAAGCTCGTCTCCGTCGGCGCATAGGCCAGCCCCAAATCGTTGTTGTAGAACGCGATCACCTGCGCCGGGCTTGTCTGCCTCGACGCCTTCACCATCTGGATCAAGTCGCAGCGCGGCACGATCAGACGAGCCACGTGGTAGCCGCGCAGCGTCGAGTCGGGATTGGTAGCAATCCACCTGCCGCCACGGATCACGGGCTCCAGTGACGCCTCGCACGATCGGCAACAGCGCCACGCCTCTTCCACGTCGAGCGCCGTCTTGTACTCGTCGCGCCCCGGCTGCTGCACGCCCTCGACGCCGGGGTTGCGCCAGCGCACGTTCTTCCACCAGTCAAGCGGCTGCTCGTCGCCGCACTCCGCGCAGGTCACGTGCCACTTGCGCTGATCGCTCGCGCTGAAGTATTGGTCGATCCCCTCACCTGGCCCGGTGGGAATCCCCATCCGGCGCACGCGCGGGATGCGCCCAGCCTGCCGGGCACCCGTCAAGCGCCGCTCGATCTGCGGCACGTTCGCGGGGTCGAGCTCGTTGTACTCATCGAACGTCACGCTGTCGGCGTCCACCGACTGCGCGCCGGCGCGGCTGTTGCTCCCGCGCAGGTACAGCCACCCGTTGCCGATGCGCTTGAGCTCCTTCTTCCGCACGAAGCCCGCGGGTATCTGCGCCTGTAGGAAGTCGCTCGCTTCGATCGACGGCTCGATCCGCGAGTCCCCGAAGTCGGTCACGTGGTCGGCTGTCGGGAAGATGTAGAGGCTCGTGTCACCGAACTGCTGTGAGCGCCGCATCGCCCACCGCCACGCCTGCGTGCTCATCCCGACCTGCGTGGACTTGATGAAGATGCACTCCTCAAGTTCGGCCACGTCGTCGCTGTAGAGCTCCGTCAGATAGGGGAAGTCCTCGAAGTTGAGCACCCCAACCTTCGGCTCTGGCGCGAGCAGCGACCAGTCCATCATCGACCGGCCCTCCGTCGCTCCCGCCTGCGCTGCTCGCTGCTGCTGACGCTGCGCGACCGCGCCTCTGAAGCCTGTCTCGATCACCGCCGCGGGAGCCATCACCGCAGTCTATGGACGGCCTCGGAGCGCTAGTGCTTCGTGAACCTGATGACGCGCGCGTTGCAGTTTTCGACGGGTGCCAGCGCGTCGATCAGCAGCAGCGTGGACGCCCGCGACGCTGCTACCTGCTGCGCGCTCGCCGGGTGTTCCCTCACAGCCACCGCAAGCAGATGGTCGAGCGCCGCGACCGTGTGTGCGTTGCGCGTGTTCTGTTCTTCACAGGAGAGCAGGATGCTCGCCTTGCGCGACGATTCGATTTCGTGGATATCCGTCAACGCTTGGCTGTACGCGAGGATCGAGAGCACCACAGCACCCACAGTCAAGACGCCGACAATGAGGCTCAGCGAGCCCACCAGGATCGAGAGCCACGGCGGCCTGCCCGCCTGCTCCTCGTCCCTCTCTCCAAACGCATCGGTCACGGGTGAGCTCCTGACGCGAGAATGGTCACGAGCGCCGCGACCAGGGACGCGAGGATCGTCCCAGCCAAGCCAAGCAGTGCGAGCCGAAGCGACCGGCGTTCTTCGGACTGGCGCCGCGTGTCGTCGCTGATCCCCGCCTTGATTTCCTTCACGGCCTCGCCAACGTCGCTCACGTCCTGCTTGACGCCGTTAACGACGCCCTCCAGCCGCACGATGCTCGTCGCCAACGGCAGAAGGTCTTGCACCTGACGCCCGAGCGAACGCAACCGCTCATCCATCGAAGCGTTGTCGCGTTCGAGGCGAATCAGGCGCGTCTCCGTGGTGTCCGGTGCCATTGGGAGGCAGGTTAGCCCAGCGCAGAGAAGCCAACCCCGGAACGACGAGAGCCCGCCACACTGGACGGGCTCCCATCGGGACGGACAAGCGGAGAACGACCCCCGCGCGTCAGCCTACACCTTCACGCTGCTACTGACCAGCGGAGCCGAACTCCTGCTGCCAGTTTTCAGGTTCCTCTTCGGTCGCGTAGCTCATGTATCCGCCCGGCGTCATCGCCGGCACCGGCGCCGTGAGCACCTTCCCGTAGTCGTACTGACTCGGGTTGCTCGTCTGTTCGTAACCGAAGTAAGCCGGCAGCGCGAAGTTCGCCACTTCGACTTCCCCGATCTTGTAGCCCGAGCTCTGCACCGGATCGCCAACCTCCACGATGTAGATGCGGCCTTCGGACGGCTTCTTCACCGTCCGCACTTCCTTGACGACCTGCGGGTCCACCAGCGCCTCCAGCATCTCGTGAGACGCCACTTCGCTGCCCTGCACGCCGTCTTCCTGGCTCGTCTTGACGAATATCTTCATCAGCGGGATTTCCGGCGCGTCCGCCCGCAACCCGCGACTCGTGCGGTTGCTCGACTTCTTCGGGCCGGTCGGCGCACCCGTCTTGTCGAACGCCTCGTCTTCGTGGTAGCCGAGCGCGCCTTCCTGATCGCTCGTGTCGAGCAATTCCATGTGCCACGTGTCCGCAGGGATCGCCTCGTCTTTGGCGACGAACACCACCGCCGCCGCCGGCGCGGAGAGCCCCTGCGTCACCCAACACGACGAGTTGTAGTCCCTCGTCGCCTGCGTGTTCAGCGCCTCCACGATCGCCTCGGCCTCGGTGTCCGTCAATACCGTGGAGAGGTTCTGCACGCTGATCGTCACCGGGTCCAAAGCCTCACCCGATGCCCTGCTGTCGTTGCCCGTCTCCGTCGCCGTCTCAGTCATCGCCATCGTCTCCGTCCTGCGCCTGATCGCCAAGCGCGTCGCTTTCGTCTATTTCGCCGTCCGCCAGTGAGTCGCCAGCCTGCACGTCTCCCTCGGTCAAACGGTCGTCCTCGTCTCCGTCCATCGTCAATCCTCCATACCGTATTCGTGCGACCCCTCGCGCTCGGCCGCCTCGACCAGCACCATCTCCAACTGCGCGAAGAAGCCTTTGACCGTGAAACGCGACGCCTCTGCGGCGTCGCCGTCGTCCACGGTGCTCATGTTGCCGTTCTCAGCGAAGATTGCGAGCGCACCGTCCACCAGTTGCTCCACGGTGTTGAGGCGCGTCTGCATCTCCTCTGCGGTGGCGTTGCCCTTGCGTGGTGGCGCGAGGCGCGCACGAATCAACCGCAGCATCGCCTCGACGTGATCGCCGGCGCGTTCGTCGGCGTGCCGCTCGCCGGCGGAGCTCCCCTCGTCCCACGCCCGCGCAAGCGCGCTCGCGTGCTCGCGCTCAGCCACAAGCGCCTCGCTCTCGCGCGCACGGTAGCCCGCACGCCAGTTGCGCTCCGCGATGTGCTGCAAGTCGAGCGCGTGCAGTCCTGACGGCTCGGGCATCGGCATCCGTCCGCTGTTCGACGCTGCAAGCGCGTCCATGCCGATGCGCTCGTAAGGGCTTATATCCGCCGGCGGGACGCGCTCAGCGTAAGGATTCCTCGGTGCGTTCACATCAACCTCCAGTGCTCGGGTATGGGCGGGAGACTACACCGCGAAGCGAGTGTCGGCTGCTACCCACCGACACCCAACTCCGCAGCTTGGGTGAAGCCTACGCCGCCGCCGCGAACGGGTAGCTGAAGGTGTCGATCGCCGGCGTCACCTGGCCGTCTTCATCGACCCCGATGTACTCGCCGCTGACACCCGACTTGCCGACCACCAGCCGCAGGAAGCCCCACCCCTGATCCTCACCGAACTCGAAGGTCGTGTCGCTCGTGACGGCCATCCCGTCGTGCGCTTCCTTCGCCAGCTTGTGCAGGTTGTGGTAGCCGCTCGCGCCGATCACGAGATACGGGATCGTGACGCCCCACGCCTTGCGCTCAAAGCGCTGATAGTCGTGGACGTGGCCGCTCACGATCAACTGCGGGCACCGCTTCGCGCTGTCGAACGCCTTATCCAGCAGTTCGCCCATGTGGATCGAGCCGCCGTGCATCGCGTCGCACGAGTAGGGCGGATGGTGGAGCGCCACGATCAGCGGCCGGTCAGTCGGCGCCGCGGCGAGCTCCGCCTCGAACCACGCCTGCTGATCGGCTTCGACCTGGCCGCCGCTCGGGACGTTCGTGTAGAGCCCGATGATCGTGAAGGCGTCGTCCTCCAGCGTCCAGTAGACGTTCGGCTGCTGCACCGTGTCCCGGTTGAACTCCGCCATCTCCGGCAACAGCCGCGGCGCCTGCTGATCGCACAGGTACTTCACGAACGCCTGCAAGCTCGCTTCGCCGTCTTCTTCGGGATCGCCGTCGTGGTTGCCGGGAATCCCCACGATCGTGCGCAGGTAGTGGGCATACGCCTCGAAGAACTGCGGCGGGTATTCGCCGCCTGCACCATTGAAGTAGACGAGATCGCCCACCGAGTAGCACAGCGCGACCTCCGGGTGGTCAGTCAGATCGGCCACCATCGCGGCGGCCACCGCTGCCTGCGGCTTCGGGTTGGCGATGCCGCCGTGATCGCCTATCAGGTGCAGCGTGCGCGTCCCGCTCGACGGCGCAATGTCCAGCGCGGTCGTGCTTAGCCTGTACGGCGCTGCTCCTGGCGGCGTCGGCAACGGTTGGAAGGTGTAGACCTCGCGCGCGTCGGCGGTGCGCTGCGCCTGCTCGCTCGCGGTCCTCGGCTCAATGCCGTCCCTGCGGGTCATAGCGTTCTCCTCATGCTCGGGTATGGACGAGCAGATTCAACCGCTGGCGTCGGACGTTCCGCCTCCGAACGCAGGGTGCGGATGCTGCTTGTGGACACGGCAGATCGGATGGCCGTGCTCAGGGTCAGGATGCCCCTTGCGCCAGCAGCCCTTTTCGATGCAGTTGTGATGATGCCACCACGTCCCCAACGCAAGCGCGAGCGCCGTCAGCCGAGAGAGCCATTCGTTGATGATCCCCGCGATGCCGCTCCAGAACTGATAGCCGAGATTCTTCAGCGGGTGCCACAGTTCACCGAGCCAGAAGTGCGTCCAGCTTGCCCCGTTCATGCGTAGAGGATTCCGCCTCGATCAGACGGCACGCCTCACACACCCGGCCTGTCGGCGTCGTGGAGCTCCGTGCGCGCACACGCCCCTGCTGACGCCGGTTGCACGCCAATACGAGCACGCCAGCCTCGACGCTCTCCAGGACGTGCCAGCACCGGCCGCCCTTCCACCGGACCCACTTCATGCGCCGATCGTGACCGTCCCGAGCTCGCGCAGCACCGCCAACAGATCACCACACGGGTTGAATCCCCAGCCGAGCGTCAGCCGCTTGCCCTCCGTGTCCCTGCAACCCTCCGGGTACACCACGAGCTCAGCGCCCCCCTCATAGCGTTTCGCCAGCCGCACGAGCGTCGGCATCACCGCCTGCACCGGCGCGTCCTTCGGAACCTCCAGCCAAATCTTCACCACACGACGGTAACGCCAGTTAGCGATCTCTCGTGCGACCGCGACCGCACCCATCAGTACGAAGTCGAACGCGACCACACAGCCAAACACCAGCAGCGCCATCGCTGCACGATATCCCAGCCGCCCGTCGTCAGGAGTGCAGAAACTCCCGCAAGATGCGGGCGCTACTCAGTCGCCGGCGCCAGCGCGATCCGGGCAAGCACATCGTTCACGCGCAGCACCATGTACTCCACCGCCTCGACAGTGATTTCAGCCCCGCCGTACTTCGAGAAGACGATGGTGTCGCCCACCGTCAGCGGTGGCGGGTCCTCCTCGGTTTGATAGCCAGAGCCACGCCCGGAAAGGGGCGCCCCAACCTGCACGGCCGCCTCGGGACCGAGCGCGACCACCGTGCCGCGTTGCGGCTTTTCCTTCGCCTGCTCGGGCAACACCACGCCGCCGTCCGTGACCTCCGGGTCCTCGATCACGGTCACAATGAGCCGGTCGTTCAGCGGTTCGAGCATTACACAGCCTCCCTCACGATTTGTTCGTCAGCCGCGACGATCGCCGCGAGCTCCTTCTCCACGTCGATCGAGCGACCTTCCACGACGCCGATCCGCACGCGCGTCAGGCTACCGATCACGGCGTCTATATGCGCGACGAGCGTGAGCGCGTGGAGCTCCACGGCCTTCGCGCGCTCCGCCTGAAAGAGCATCAGCAGCAGGTCCAGGTCTGCGGCGCCTCTTTGCGGCGCACGCGGGCGCCTGGCGTCCATCCACAGCATCGCACGGTGAAACCCGAGCCCGAAGCCCGCAATGACCGCGAGAACGATCCACAGGACTGTCACAGGCGAGCGTGACGCAACTGCGCCTGCGCAATGAGCTCCTGCTTGCGCTCCTTACCGTTCGCGTGTCGTTCAGCCGCCGTTTCGAGGCGATCAACACCGCAGGCATCCGCACGACCGAGCAACGCCATCAGCGACGCGCCGAGCACCGGCGCGATCAACTGCACGAGCAGCACCACCAGGACGGCGGCGAGCTTGAACACCTGCACGAGCACCCACACCACCGCCAGCACAGCCAACAGCGGGAGTGCCCACCATCCACGAACTGCAACGCCAAAGAACATCACGATCTCCTTCGCTCGGGGTACACCACAAACGATAACAGCGTTACCCGTCGCGTGGGCTCAACTGGACGGATGACGTAGACGCTTAGCGATGCACTCGAAGCACACGTGATCCAGTCGAGTGGGGACAGTGTTGCCCGGCTGCATCAGCCGCATCACGACGCCTTGCCGTGGCACCCCGCAGTTATCGCACCGCGCGATCCTGCCCAGCCCGCAGTCGATATACGCCTGCATCAGCACGTCGCGCTCCACACGCTCGCACAGCGGGACTCGATCAAGCGCGTCGTTCAGCCAGCCCTCCGTCTGCTCGGCCTCGTCCGCCAGCGTCTCCGACGCGAGCGCGGCCTGCAACAGCGTCAGCGAGAACGGCATCCACGCCTTCGGCCATTCCTCGCGGAACGGCTCGCTATGCAGCGGGCAGCACACGCGCCCGATCGTGAGCTCGATCTTCGGGCGCGGATCGTCCAGTTCGTCCTCGGCCATACGCTCAGTCTCCCATACCGGGCGGGAGCTCTCCCCCCGCGATCCAGGCGCGTGCTTCCTGCAAATCCTTCAGCAGCGCGTCGAGATCGGGCACCGACGCCTCGACGTGGATCGCCTCGTCATCCGATGCCACGATCAGCCCGACCGACCGCACTTCCGGCTTGTCGTTGTCGTGTTGCGACTTGAGCAAGACGACTATCGCCTTCGGTTCGAGCTTCACCAGGACGCCCTCTTCGGCGCCACGCAGACGATCATGCGAGCGCGGCCAAGGACGTTTGCCGCGAAGCGGCCTGCTCCACGCGCGCATCAGTCACCCACCACGAACGGCGCCGGCTGCTCGTGCTTCGGCGCGAGCTCGTCAGCCTCACGCCGGCGCTCGATCGCACGCACACGCGCACCGTGCGCGCTCGCTGCCCGCGACTCGACCTCGCGCATCGCGTATTCCTGCTCCTTCTCCGCTTGCGCCTCGGCCTCGTCAGCATCGGCACGGATACGCTCGCGCACAGCGCCCACGTGGTCGATCACGCGCGAGTGCGTGCCCGGGCGGTGAACCTTGGCGACGGTGCGCGCGAGCTTCAGCGCCTCCTTCGCGCTCACGTCCTGCTGCGAGCCATCCACGTACAGCCGCCAACGCCCGAACTCGTGGCGCAGCTTGACCTCCATGCCGGGGAAGTCTCCGGCGTCAGCGCTCATCCTCGTGCGCGGATCGCGGTGTCCAGCGAGTCAACAGCACCACCGGCGTGCCCGACTTCGCCGGCGAGCATCAACGTCGCCGCCAGCCTGCCGAGCTCCGCGTGACGCACCGACTCCGCACCGCTCGTCATCAGCCCAGCAGCCATGTGAGCCTCAGCGAGAGCTCCCCATTCACGGCGCTCCGCGAGATTGCGGAACGTCTCGTAATTGGGGATCGCGTGACCGTGACCGCCACGGAATACCTCCATCGCTGCGTCGATCCGCTGATTCGTGCCCGCCGGGACGGCACCTTCGCCGCCGAGTCCGACGCCGACGATCATCGCCTGCTTGATCTCGTCGTCCGTGTAGAGCTTTGTGCTCATCGCTTCGTCTCCCTTCTTTCCCACCACAGTCGGATCACGAGCAGCACGAGCAACGGCACCACCACGAACGCCGGGAAGGCGTAAGCGCTGCGATGCGCCGACGCCCACGCCAGCCCGAGCATGAACACCGCGCACATCAGCGCGAACCACGGCCACGACCATCGCCCCGTCATCAGTGGCCGTCCTTTCCCGGTCCCGGCCCGAGCGGATCGTCCACGATCCCACCCGACGCCGGCTCGGCCAACTGCTCCACCAGCGAAGCACCGACGCTCTGCGACAACGACAAGCCCTCGGCCATCGTCAGCATCGGCGGGTCCTCGTCACTCTGCACCACCAGCTTCGCGTTCAGCAGGTGACGCACACTCTCGCGCGCTCGATCGACATTGCACATCGCCACCGACGCCAACTCCTCGACCGTCACCGGCCTGTCGAGCTCACGCAGCCGCTTATACAGCCTCCCTGGCAGTGTCCGTTCCTCGATCAAGTCAGCCGTGATCCTCCTGGCCGCCTCCTGCTCGTCGGTTATCTGCGCCGACTGTTCGCGGTGCTGATCGCGGAGCTTCGCCATCGCCGCGATCTCGGGCTTCGGCAGACGCCCCACCATCACCTGCGGCAAGTGCAACCACAGCAGCATCGAATCACCCACGCCTCCGAGCGAACTGATCTGCGAGCGAAGCTGCTCCTGCTGGCCGTCCGGCTCATGGAACGCGGTCACACCACCGACTGCGGCCAGTATGCGCTCGAACGACTCCTGCGACCTCGGCTTCAGAAACAACGACGGGTCCAGCACGTCCTCGCAACCCTGCGGCGCTTCGATCGTCACGCGCACCGCTCCAGCGAGCCACGTCTCCACGATCTCGTCGGTGTTCGGTCCTGCCGCCGTGAGCAGTTGCAGCGCCCACGCGCGTGCCGCGTCGGCGTCCACATCCACATCGGTCACGACGCCGATGCCGTCCTTCTCAGTCCTGATCGACCACTCCACACGGCCGTCCTCGGCACGCACGGGATCGGTCATCTCCAGCTTGTCCGCATCCATCGCCTACTCCTTCGCGCTCGGGTTACACGAGAGAGTAACAGCGTTACCCGTCAAAAGTCAGGCCCGTCGAGCCCACCACCACCGAAGCGTCCGTTCATCCCCTGCGACAGTTCGCGGCCCATCCGTGACAACAGCCCACCGAGCAGCGGCGATGCCGACGCACCATCCACCGGACTGCGGCCTTCCTGCTCCCAAATCTCGCGCACGCCGGCTTCCTCAGCAGCGCTCAGCTTGCGGACATTGTGGCCCGTGCTCGCCTCGTGACCGTTCGCCTGCTCAGCCGACCCGATCAACTCGCAAGCCGGACAACACCACAGTTCGACGGCCTCCATCAGCGACCCCGCGCGAGCGCCTTCTGCTGCGAGATCACGTTGTCCATGACCATCTTCGTCTGCCGCAACGCCTCCTCCCGACATTCGACGCACAGCGCGTCCACCAGGCGCAGCGCCTCGATCGCCACACCCTCGATATCGCCGCTCACAGTCACGACCGTCTGCGAGCGCATCACCGTCACCGCCGGGGAATCCGGCTCACCCACGCTCACGGTCACAGTCACGGTGTCAGGCATCCGGCTCATCCTCCTCGCTCGCACGGACGATGCGCTCAGCGACCGCCAGCATCTTCTCCCGCTCCCACGTCCTGACGGTCGTGATCTCCTGGAGCTCCCTTTCGAGCGCGTCCGCCGCTCGCTCAAGCCTGCTCTGATCCACCATTCCCTGTCCTCCCTCAGTCGAAGCCCGCGGCCAGCAGCGTAGCGACCGCATCATCACGCAGAAGCCGCCGCTGCTCCGGGCGCGCGTCGTCCAGCGTCTCGTCATCTTCGATGCTCTGCAAGCGCCTACCGAGCGTCACCGCCCCAGCGTTTACACGAGCATCAGCCTCCGCGATCACCCGCGCAGCGAGCACGAGCCGCAAGATCAACGCCAGCCGCTCCACTAGACGACCTGCTCCATGTAGCGCGTGACCCGCGCGTGCTCCATCGACTCCCGAATGTACGGCCGCCACGGCGGCACGCTCGCGCGCCGGTGTGTCTCCTGCACAGCCCACTTGCGCGCCTGATCGGCCGACTTCGTGCCACCAGTGCGGTACTCCAACCGCGCGATCTCATACCGGATGCCCGTCTTCGAGACGATCGTGTGCGCCTCCACCACCACGTCCCACATCGGCACGTCGCGTGTGAGCAGCGGGTTGTTGCTCACCGCAGCGTCCGCTCCGCGAGCTCCGTCCCGCCGGCGCACAGCAGCACGCCAGCGATGATCGCCCACCACGGCGCACTCACCCACACGCCGATCACGAGCATGGTCACGGCTGCACCCACGATGTTCTTCACGCTGCCACGACCTCGATCCGGTCGCAGTCGTGCGACGGCTTGATTTCCGCGTTCAGGTAGCCACCCACGCTGTCGGCCTCCACGAGCTCGGCGTGCTGCTCTTTGCGGACGGCGGTGTAGCGGTAAATGCGTCCCACGCTGCCATGAAACTCGACATAGAGATGACCCAAGTGAGGCGGTTTGCCTTTCACGAACGGCCCGACTTCGCCGCTCTGCACCCACGCCACGCGCGCCACGTTGCTCGACTCGACCTCCTGCCACGGCAACGCCTCAACGTCGCTCGCGTTCATTCGCTCCGCCATGCCAACCTCCTCGCCATCACCATTGCCCGGGCAACTACTCTCGGCCTCGCTCGCGCAGCCAATCCGAGAGCTCGTCGCGGAGCTCTCGGACCTCGCGCGCATCCAGCACGCGCTTCCCATCGTCAGCCACGCCAACGCTCAACTCCAACGCCGGCGAGCCGATGCCCGTCGTCGTCTCCGCCACCCTCAGATCACCGATCATCAGTCGATCAATGCTCATCGCGTCGCCTCGGCCGCGAACTCGCTGCGCGCCTGCTCCAATATCTCGGCCACCACGTCGATCAGTGGGCGCGGCGTCGGCGTGTGCAAGCTCGCCGTCATCAGCGTGTTGTAGCGAGCGATCAGCGGCGAGTGCATCCCTCGGCACGGCACGGCGCCCGTCGCCGCCTCCTGATTGTCAGCGCGGATACCTACCCACACAGCGCAGCCGCACTCGATTGACGCGCGCCACCGGCAAAGCAACGTCGGCATCCCCGCCTGCGACAACACCTTCGTCTCCGGTGTGAAGTCCTCGACCTTCATCGCTCACTCCCACGCGATGACGTTCGCGGCCAGCATGAAGCGCACGTCCCCGATGTTGATGCCGCGCCCGTCCGTGTAGAACACCGTCGCGCCAGCCTCGAACGGCACGAGATGTTCCGGTGCCTCGCCAACCTCGACCACGACCGCGCTGACGACCTGCACCGGCGGACCTCCGCCAAGCATCTCCACGAGCGGATGCTGGCCTGCTGCGTGGACCTCACCACACACCGAGCAGGGCTTCTCCTCCTTCGGTTCAGGGATCGGGACGACCGCGATCCAGCCGGGCATCGGGTGAGCGTGCGCAATGCCATCAGACGCCCCCCCCCCCCGACGATCTAGGCATCACAGTCGCACCGCGCGAGCTTCGAGCAGCGGCATCTGCATCCCCACAAGGTTCTCCGCGATCAACCGCGCAATCGACGCTGCCCGCGTCAACGGCCCGAGCGGATCATCACCACTCGACGGCGAGCCCTGTCCGAGCTCGAAGTTGACCAGCACGGTCCCGTCGTCAGCCGACACGATCGGGTGATCTCCAACGTCAGCGAAGCGCCTTGTCGGACGCCCGTGGAGCTCCATCGTGCCGAGCAGCGCATCCATGACCGAGCTCGCCGTCAGCCCGTCCACCGCAACCATCTTCACCGTGCAGTCCCACCGCACAACCTCGTCCATCATGGCCTCCTATCGCTCGGGTCAGCGTAGGGTAACAGCATTACCCGGCGGAAGGACGGCGCGGCTCGATCAGCACGCGATCCGCGAGCCCCAGCCGCTTCACAGCCCACGAGTGTTCATACTCAGCGCCGGCGCCGGACTGCTCCTCGAACCTGAACGTCGAGAAGCGCACGACCATCGGACAGTGCCCGCGCTCCCACGTGCAGGGCTCACCCTTCGGTCCTCGCACCGTGCAGTAGCGCGCGCTGTGCGTCGCTCCACCGATGCCTGCCTTCCATCCCAACCTGACGAACGCCTTGTGTCGCAGGTTGCCGCGCATCGACCTGTCCGTCAGCCACGACTTCGCTTCGAGCGTCACCGACTGCACACGCCCTTCCTTACTCATCGTGTCCCGCGGCCACTGGAGCAGCACACACCACCACCGCCAGCGCCCACGTGCCTGCACGCGCACGCGCACCATGAGCTCGCGGTGCTTACGCCGGCGTGTGCTCCACGGCCCACGCATCTCGACCTTCAGGCGCCGTGACAGTGCTTCCACTTCTTCCCCGACCCGCACGGACACCGATCGTTCCTGCTGACCGTCTTGCCGGTGCGCGGATCACGCCCAAACGCGCGGCCCTGCGTCTCGCCCTCACACGAGCGTCGGAACGTCGTCGTCTCGGGATCGTAGACGTACCAGCACACCACGGCGTCGAACGGTGGCCGCTGCTCCCACGCATCCCACACACCGCTCGGCTTCTCGCAATGCGCGCACGTGCCGCCACCGTCGAGCACCGTCTCCAACAGCCGCAACGCCGCGCGCAACGGGTTGAGCGCGCCTGCTGCCTCGAACTGCCAGCCGTCGATCGTTGGGAACTCAGCAGCCACGAGCCACAGCGTCGGCTCGTCGTCATCGTGATAGCGGACCTGCACCTGCTTGGCGCCAGTGCGGCCGATCAAGTCGATGCAGGCAAGGAAGCGAGGATCGCCGGCGTCGGTCATCCGTGGCCCTTCGGCGTTGCGAGCTCCAACACGACGACGCCAGCGTGCATGTGCCCACGCACCACCGGCACGCCTCGCCGGCGTTCGTGCTCTACCTGCGCCGCCACGATCGCGTCGCCCTGTCCGTTCTGCTCGACCTCGCGCAGATACCGTTGCCATTGCTCCAGGCCAGCACGACACCGCTCCATCACTTCGCGCACGTAGTCGTCGGTCATCCGCCGAGCTCCATGCGCAGCCCGTCGATCCCGTCACCGATCATGCGCTCCCAGCGCGGCTCGCCTGCGCTGTGAATGAACTCAGCGGACCAGTTGACCAGCGCTATACGCTCACCCGTGACGCTGCTCTGATGCCCCATCACGTTCCGCACGCGCAGTTCGACCATCAGTTTGTCCGGCAAGTCGGGTGCTTGGCGCTCGACGCGCATCAGCACTTGCCACTCGTACAGCGGCGGGATCACGTCCAGCGCACGCTCGAACACCGCCGCGGCGAACGCGCCCATCCGCTCCAGCTTCAACCACTCCTGCACGACTACTCGCCGGCGTTCGCTGCGATCTGCCTGCGCACAGCATCGCCGGCGCACTCCAGCATCCCGACCATCTCCCACAGCGTCACGTCGCCGCCCTGACGCCAGAAGATCGAACGGTTGCCGTCCGGGTCCTCGCCACGCACGAGCACCAGGATTCCCTCCGGCGCCCACCCGTCCGGTACTTCGGGATCGTCCAGCGGGACGCCCATCGCGCCCGTCTCCGCGACGTTGATCTTCACGCCACCACCCACGAGCGTCGCCAACGGCACCTTCCCGATCGCCGCGGCCAACGCCGCGCGCAACTGCTTCTCGTCCTTCACCCGCAACTGCGTGACTGGCTTCTCCTGCGCCTGCTGCGTCTTCGTCAGCAGCGTGCGCTTGAACGCCTCCACAGCCTCGTCGGGTAGGTCATCAGCCAACGCCATCTCAACCTCCATCGCTCGGGTATCGCGGGATCGTAACAGCGTTACCCGTCAAGTGCTCGGGGCGGGACTCGAACCCGCACGCCACGAAGGGCAGCCGATTTTAAGTCGGCCGCGTCTGACCAATTTCGCCACCCGAGCAAACGACGACGGGCGCCCCCACTAGAGAGCGCCCGTCGCGTACTGCATCCTCGGAGTGCCGGCCCTTACCAGCGCCGAAGCGCTACTCCAGACCACGAGCTCGGAACCCGTGGCGTCCGGCGATGGAAGATGGTCAGGCCGCCGCGGTGTCTTCACCCAGCGTCTTGACGTGAGCGGCCAGTTCGGTGTCGGCCGTCTTCAAGGACGTGTCCACTTCGCCGGCGAGAGTCGAAAGCTGCGTCGCCTCTTCGTCGGTGAGCGCGCCCTGCGCCTGCTTTTCGAGCAGTCCCTTCAGTTCGGTGAACTTTTCACCGGACTCCTGCACAGCTTCGGCCGCCTGCACGACAATCGCGTTGTCGTCCTTCACGTCCGCGTCCAGCCCTTCGAGCTCCTGCTTGACCGCTTCGCCTGCTGCGTCCATCTTGCGTATCTCCCTTGTCAGAGCGTCGAGCTTCCGAAGGATCGCTCGCTCGCCCGGTGAATAACAGTGGTCGTTCATCTGCGCGAGCCTACACCTTCGAGCGGCATCGTGCTCACAGGTACTCGCCGCTCAAGATCAGGAACTCGCCGGCCGCTGCGCGCCGCTCATCGCGGGTAGAGCTCCGGTCCACCATCGCCCGCGAAGAAGCCTGCAACGGCTCGGGCAAACGCTCGTGTTCGGGCTCGATCACGGGCAGCGGCTCGAACGACTGCATGGCGAAGTCCATCCGCAGCTTGAAGCGCAACTCGTCGTAGTCGAGCGAATACGGATCATCGCTCCTCACGACTGCACGACCTCGGCGTCCGTGACCGGCTCCGTCGCCGGCGGTAGCTGCTGAACGCCCGACCACTCCGCCACCTGCGCACGGAGCTCCTGCGGTGTGATCGTCCCAGCTTCGAGGCGATCGAGCAGCCGATCGAGCACGTCCGCGAGCTCGCGCACTTCGATCAGGTGGCGCATCGTCCCGAGCTCGTGCGGCAGCTTCCCGACGCCCTGCAAGAGCTCGCGTACCTCCTTCACGAGCCGACGCCACTCCCGGCCTGCCGCGACCACCACCGCCTCGTGCTCGCTCGTCTGCACGAGCCCGGCCATCGTGTCGCGCATCACCGTGAGCTCGTTCAGCATCGACTCGATCAACTCCACCGGGTCGCGGTCCAACGGACGCACCGCGTCGCCCTCCTCGACGTGCTTCAGGTAGTCATCGACCACCCGTTCGAGCGTGCGGCGCTGACGACCATCGCGCTTGACGATCTCAGCCCACGGTTGCTTCTCGAACACGCGCCAGTGGATCACCCACCGATCCATCACATTGCGGCGCCACCCGCTCGTGATCTTGCCCTTCACCGGCGAGCGTTTTGCGCGCTTCGAGCTCGCCTTCTTCGCCGGCGGTCGGGGGGATCGCTTCGCTGCCGCGGGCTTTCGTGTCGTCTTTGTGTTGCGAGCCTTCGGTTTCTGCGACGTTGATTCTCGCTTTGCCGCCATGTGTGCAGCGTACACCCGGCGTCTACTGGTATGTGATGCGGTCCAGGCGCTCCGCGATCTGGAGCGGTGCTGTGGGATGCACGTCGAAGAAGCCCCTGCACACCGCCTGCTCGCCGTCCAGCGTGTCGTGACAGATGATCGCGGACTCGTGCGCCTTCGCGCTGTCCACCATTTCGCGCACACGGCCACGGTGTAGGCGCATCAGGTTCCCCGGTCTGAAGATGCACGTCGAGCACATCTCCGCGCACACGTGGACACGACCATCACGGTACGGCGGCGAGCTCACGCCGGCCACGTCACCCACGTCAGGCAGCCCGGCCCGTACATCTCCAGGTAGAACCACATCAGCCACTCCGCGCGCCGCCACTCGAACGTCGAGCCGAACTGGCGCACTATCATCGTGACCTCGATCGGTGTCGCCTCGATCTCGATTCCCTCAGCGTGCATCGCACGTCCCTCCCGCCGGCGGCAACATCAACCGCGGCGCAGGGAGCTCCAACGGCTCCTCGATCGCATCTACGTCCACAATCCCAGCCGCGCGCCGCGCTTGCGCGCTCATCCGTTCGAGGAAGGCGTCCAGCGCGTCCTCAAAGCGCGCCTCCCACTCCACGGGATCGGCGCCCAGCGTGGGCACCACATACCATTCACGGCCGCGCTTACGCGCCAGCACACGCTCACGGTGGCGCCTCGCCGCTGGCCCCCTATAGCTCGTGATCGGCTCCGTCAAGAGCAGCGGGTCCTCCAGCGTGTCCTCGTCCTCGTCGTAGCCGTAGACCTCCGGGTTGCCCGTCATGTAGTCGCGCTGCACGTAGATGATGACGATGCTCAACGGATCGCCGCCGCCTTCTCCGTCAGCCTGAACGTGTGGCCGATCGAGTGCGAGCGCCGGCGTTCGACGTAGCCCTCAGCGAGCGCTTCACGCAGCACCTTCCGCACACGCGGCTCGCCCATCTCCCGACCGTTCAACGTCGTGTGTCGAGCGATCCTGAACGGCTCCGTCCAGCGATCGAGCATCGGCGTCTGCCGTTCCGCTTCGCGCAGCCCGACGATCACCACGCGCATGACGACGTTCATGCCGCGAGCTCCAGCGCACCTTGACCTGGCGCTGGCCGTGGAGCTCCGCTCACGAACCGCAGCCCGTTCTCCAGGTGCGTCTTGCGCCACTTCACCCACTTCGTCCCGTCCACGCTGTCGCAGCCGATCGAGCGCGCATAGTCGATCCGCTTCTTCGAGTTGACGCGGCCCATGTGGACCCACTTGCCGCGCCGCTTCGCCTCGGCCACGATCTCACGGATGCGCGGTCCCAGCTTCTCCTCATCGGTCGCGCAGCCGATGAACAACGCCGCGATCGACCCCCACGGCACACCACGCGGATCGTACTCGCAGCCGTCCTCCTGGATCACGTAGGCGACGGGCAAGCCACGCATCAGGATCGCCGGCGCGTACTCCTCAAACAGCAGGTCCGTCAGCCCAGCGTCACCCACCACGTCGGGCGACGTGACGAACCTGCACCCCGGCACGCCGGCGATCGAGTCCAGCATCTCCTCGAACGCCGCGGCGGCCTCAGCAGTCCAGCCTTGGAAAGCGTCGTTATCCGCAGCCCACGGGATGCCGCGCGCCGCCGTCAAGCGGATGCCGCGATGCTGGCGCGGCTGCACGAGCCGTCCAAGGCACGGGTGCTCGTGTTCGATCATCTGCGCCTCGGCCTGCGTCGCCAATAGCAGCATCAGCGCACCCCCGCCGCGATCTGCTCATCTTCCCAGCGCCAGCCCCGCTCCCAATCCTTGCGCTGCCACAGCAGCGTGTACGGATTCGCGCTCAGCGGCACCTTCCCGCTGACCTCGTGAGCAGCACGAGCGATGGCGCCCACTTCCCACGCTTTCGACGGGTGCGACGGACGCACGCTCATTCCGTCACGTCCTCGCTGAAGCGGGAGCTCGCGTCGAGGATGCCAGCCTCGCGCAGCCGCCGGTCGATCTCCTCCGGGTGTTTGTCCTGCATGTGCGCGATCTCAGCCCACGGGTTGCCCTCCTCGACCTCGAAGCCACACACCGGACACGCGACCTTCGCCGGCGAGCTCATTTCACCCTCGCTGCCAGCCACGCCAGCGCGAGCTCGTGGTCCGCGACCTCTTGATCCGTCGCGTGCGCAGCGTGCGGGTTGGCTCGATCATGCGCGGCGCATTGCTCACAGTCGCGGTGCCAGCCGCCATCACTCAGCAGCTTGCCGCCCACGTGCTCGTCCCATTCTGCGCGGAGCTCCGTGTGACGCGCTTCGAGCTCGTCCGTTGCCTTGGCGGCCTTCGGCTCGATGAACCCGAACTTCGACCCGCACTCCAAGCAGTAGAACTCGAAGCGACGGAACGCCATCGTGGAAATCAGCGGCACGTCGCAGCACGGACACATCGCCATCATCTGCGTGTGGGTCATCGCTCGGGGACCTCCTGTGTCCAACGCTCCTTATGCGCGTGCAGGAGCGCCCGCCCGCGCAGCCCGAACTTCTTCCACCCCTTCGGCATCTCACAGCAGCGTTCGCCCACCGGCGCCGTGCAGCGCGGGCACGCCACGCGCTCGTGACACGTCCGCACCTTATCCACGTTTTCAGCGGCGACGCGCATCAGGCGTTCCTCGGTCGTCTCGGTCATGCCAAGTTGCTCGTGCTCGAAGCTCGTCATTGTGGCTCCAGGGAGAGCTCCATCAGTCTCTCCTCGCTCCACCTGCACGGCTCGACCTTGAACACCACACCGTTGTCGAGCGTTAGCGCGAGCTCCGTCCAGTCGCAGTCAACGGCGCGACCACCACCAGGCGCATCCGGCTCGCCGGCGGCAGCGACGATCGTGCGCCCCACCAGCGACTCAGCGAGCGCGACCAGCGTCGCCTCGCGCTTCTGCTTGACAGTCTCCCGCGCCTTCGCGCTCGCCTGCTCCTGGCGCTCGCGCTCCCACCGGCGCACCTTGTCGATCTCGGCCTGCGTCGGCTTGGCGGTCACAGGCCCTCCCGAATCGTAATGTCCTCGGGCAGCGGTCCCGTCTCCTGCTCGCCGTCGTGGTAGTGGCCGTTTTCGCACTTGTAGGCGATCTGTCCCGGCTCGACGGTCACGCGCTCCATCCCCTCCCGCTCGCGCGTGATCTGCTGCGCTTTGCCTTCGATCGACGGGGCACCGCATATAGGGCACCGCGGCATCGACGGCGCTGCCGCCGCGCGCAAACCCGCGGCCACTTCACCGATCGACTTCCCCTCGCGGTTCGCTATCTCCTGGATCAGCGCGTTCGTGGAGACGAAGAACGGCCCTCCCTCCTCTCCCTGCTCGCGCAGATAGCCGTGATAGGTGTTCAGCAGCGCGAGCGCTTCTCGCAGGCCGGCCGTAGGCTTCTGCTCGTGCCCGTACATCGCGTGCATCGCCGCGCTGTATGCCTGCGGCGCCGGGTGGTTCTCCTCCAGCCATCCCTCCGCTGTCTGCTGGAGCTCCAGCGGCAACGCACGGAACGCTGGCTGCTCGCTAATCGTCCGCAGGATCGCCACGATCTCCACATGCTTCACATCATCCAACGCCATCGGACACTCCTCGCTCGGGTGCGAAGGAGGATAACAGCGTTACCCCTCGGCGTGCAAGCCGACCCGTCTACGCCGCTGCGCGCAGGTCACGCCTGAAGGTCATAGTGACATTCGTAGAAGCTCGGCGTAAACTCGCCGTCGCTGGCGATGCTCAACAGCACGATTTCCCCGTTCGTCTCGACGCTGGCGAGCGCCGACACCGACACCGTATTGCCGTCCCGAACCGTTATGAGCTTGCGCTTCTTCGGCCACACCGCTTCGGGCAGCGTCCCGAGCACCATGTTTTCGCCGGCGTTGGCAAGGTTGATGACGCCACGCAAGTAGACCATGCCGAAGCCGTCCTCGGCGTACTCAGCAGGGTCATAGGGATCACCGAAGTTGGAGCTATTCGTCCCGAGCGGCAGCGCGTTCCACACGAGCGCCGATACTCCGGCTCCCCCTGCGCCCGATCCCGGCGTGTAGCCCACTGCTCAACCCACGTAGGTCGCGCTCACCGCGAGCTCTACTTCGCCACTCGCGCACACCACCCACACCTCTTCAGCCGCGATCGTCGTGCTGTCCCACGAAGCGCCGTGCGCCAACGGGAAGCCTTCGCCCACCACCTTGTCTTCGGCGTCCACGAGCTCAACGCCGAGCGCTGCGTCCAGGTTCAGGACCGTCACGTCGTAGGTGCCCGAGCGAGCCTGACTACCTTCCGGCGGGAATATCTTCACCGCTTCGGTGTGCTTCGCCTTCAGCCGGCGAATCATGGAGCGCCTACGCCGTGCCGGTGGCGATGCCGACGTTGCCCGCAGGCACCACGCCGATGATGCGGAAATTGACCGTGGCGCCGACGCCAGCCCCGAAGATCGTGCCGCCCTGATAGGGCACCGTCAGGAACGATGGCGTCTTTTCGGACACCTTCGCGGGGATGATGTAGGAGTCCACCGTTGTCGCGGCCTCTTCTTCGGTGAAAATCTCCAGGCCGTGCCCTTCACTCAGATTTTCGATCCGTACCAGCGTGACCTCCGGGTTGCCCTGAAAGTCCGCCAGCTTGTGAGCTTTGCCGCTGGCGATGACCGCTGCTGTGCCGGTGACGATCTCCATGAACGGCAGGATATCGCCGCCCCAGGAACGTAACCCCTCAGAACGGGAGCGCGTCCTGCTCCGGCACGGCGGCCAACCGCGCCTCACCCGAGCGCACAGCCTCCAGTCGTGGTGCGAGCTCACGCGCCTTCTCGCGCACGAACACCGCGTCGATCGGGCTCAGCTTGTACTCGGTCAGTGGGCCGCGCATCGCCTCATCCCTCATCACGTGCAGCAGACAGTCCCGCATGTAGCGCTTCGCGCCAGCCTTCAAGCCGTCCTCCAGGTCAGCGAACGCGCGGGCAATATGCCCATCCGGCGGGATGCGGAGCTCCGTCACAGCGCTTCGATCTCCAGGCGCCACACGCTCGCGCCGAGCGGATATGCGCCGTTGATGCCACGGAAGCCATCCTCGAAGGCGCGCTCGTCCTCGAAGCCCTCCCTGCGTGCCTCCTCGTCGCCCACGTGCTCCAGCGGTATCCGCTCGACCTTCAGCACGCGAGCATCCCCCACGCGAGCGATCCCACGGCCGGGGTTGACCGCGAATACCTGGCCGACCTTATACCCGCATTTACCCACCCACCACGGCGATCGGTCGTTCACGTGGTTGCACAATCGCCGCGTGACCGTCTTGCGGCCTTCCATCACCTTGATCGCCAAGTCCTCGCGGAAGATCATGCAGCAAGCACCGTCTCGGCAAACTCGGCTTCAGAGAGACGCCCACCCTCGACAGTGGCGATCCGCGGACCACCACCACCACGGCCGCCAGCCTCGACGTATCTGCTCATCTGCGGCGCGCACCCGGCGCAGAGCAGCACCCACGCCTTCCACTCGCGGCCCTCGTACACGCTGTCGATCTCGAAGCCGCGCCAGCCTTCGCAGCCCAACAGAATCGGTCCCACCACGTCGGGCGCTATCGCACCGCAGGAGTCACACCGCCATCTCATCGTTTGCGGTGTTTAGAGGCGTTCGGGCAGGTGGCGAAGTGCGAGACGAACAAGCCCACCCACGGCTCGCCGCGGCTCGCGGCTTGCCGCTTCAGCGTCTCGATCTCCTGCGCCGACTGGTAGACCGCCACGCCGGGCTTGCCCTGCTGGCGCATCGAAAGCACGATGTTCCCGGTCGGCACGCGCTGATAGTCCACCGGCATCGGCTTCCCCTTCTCGGTGACGGCCCACTCGATCGGAGCTCCACACGATTTGCAATGCGACAAGACGCCCACGCTACTTCACCCCGCCAACTCGCGCACGGCCGCAGCGTCGCTCGCGTGATCGCCGGTCGGTTCGAGGAGTGCCGGGTCAATGCCCTGCATCGCCAGCGACGTGAGCGCATGGTCACGCGCAAGCGTCAAGCTCGTCTCGATTTCGCTGTTGTGCTGCTTGAAGCCGCCGCTGGCGACCATCTGCAAGTGCTGATCCGGCGTCAAGTCCTCCATCAGCTTCAGCCGCCGTTCGACTCTCTCCAGGAGCTCGCCCGCTCGCCGCGCGTGGCCTGCTGCATCCATCGTTCTGCCTCCTAATGCTCGGGTCTGCGGATGGTAACAGCGTTACCCGTCGCCTGCGTCCTTGCGCTTGCCGACGCGCCACTTGTCCGCATGGCCGCGACCCTCCACACCACGACCCTGCGCCTTCGCCTGACGCGCGAACGCCGCACGCTGGCGACGCCCACGCCTGAAGTCCCGCGCCTCCGGTGCAAGTGACCCTCGATCGAGCGTCGTCACCGCCATGCACTCCTTCACGGGCATGGCGATATCGGGACCGAACCACAACCACCCTTCCGGCTCGTGAACCTCCTCCAAGGCCCGATTCCACCAAGGGGGGGGGCAATCTTAAACTCTGCGCACGCCGCCGCGATGCGCTCGATATCGGGTCGGAGCTCCTTCAGCGGACGCCGCGCGTCGCAACGGACACGCTGCGCCCACCTGCGGGCAGCATGTACCGAGACGAAGATCGCTCGACCATCAACGTGCAGTAGACACACCGCGTTCACAGGCCAACCCTCCGGCCGCTTCCAACGGCCGCTCACGGTCAGTCTTCGAGCGTTTCCCGCTCGACCTTCGGCTTCTCCGGGCGCACATACCGCTCGCCCCCACTGAAGCCGTTTGTAGGAGGCGCCTTGTAGTCGCCGGGCTTCGCGTCCGGCGTGCCGGCCTTCCCGGCGTGTGCTTCGATCGCGGCGCGCTTACTGTCGCCGGTGTACTCCCCGACGACCACCCACGCCTCAGTCTCGGTGATCGTGCCCTTCGATCCCAATGCCTCGCGCACGGCCTTCACGTCCACGCTCGTCACGTCGTCCGGCAGCACAATCACGCGCTCGCGCTTCAGGATCGTGCGCCGCGTCGGCGCGCGCTCATCCTCTGGCGCCGGCGGCTGCTTGCCCTTCCCCTTGCCTGCTGTCGTCGTCTCGGCCATCGTCTTCTCCTCGTGTCGTTTTCACCGGCTCCTCACGCCCGCACAGTTCACACCGCTCGACGTGGAAGCCCTTCTCCCGCGGCGCGATCCGCACGCCGCAGCCTGCACAATGCCCGGCCGTGTGGCCGGCAAATATCCACCGCATCCTCGACCCGCGACCGCGGCGAAGATACAGCGCCCTACCCGGTGCCCGCTTGCGATAGCCGCGGCCAGTGAGCGGGTCGATCCACCGCTCATCAGCCGACGCCACCGCCACGAGCGCGCCGTCCGCAGGACCATCCACGCACGGCGCGCGCACCGCTACGCCTGCGCCAACTCCAGCGACTCCTTCAAGCTGTCGAGCAGCGGCGTCTCCACCGGCTGCTCGGGCACCTTGAAGCGCTCGATCCTATCCTCCAGTGCCAGCGCCATCACCTGCTCGCGGAGCTCCAGCGCATCGTCGCGCTGCTCAGCCAGCAGCTTCGAGGAGTCAGCCATCGCGCGCACGAGCTCGGATGCGTGCTCGTACTCCGCCGGCGTCGGCGCGTCCTCGGGCTCCATGACGATCTTCGCGCGCAGCGGGAGCTCGCGCCAATCCTCGGCCCATGCCAGTTGCAGCAGCAGCAGCGAGTAGGAGTCGCCGCGCGTGAAGGGCACGAGCACGCCCGTCGCCTGGCGCTTCGTCTTCGTCCACTTCACCACCAGCGCGCGCCGGTTGTCTTTCATCGCCTGGTAAAGCAGCGCGAGCACCTTCATGGTGTCGGCGCCGTCCACGCCCACGTAGTAGGACCCGATGACGCGCTCGCGCGGTACGCGGCCAATGTCGATCGCGCCCTGAATCTCCATGACCTCCAACTCCGTGATCTTGTCGATGTGCTCCAGCGCATCGGTGCAGTCCACGAACTTCGCGCCGCCGGCGTCCTCCTCGTAGCCCGCGGCAACCCACACACCACGGCGCACTTCGTTCGGCTTCACGACCTGGCCCGAGCCCTCCTCGACCACCACCATCTCGACGGCCACCGAGCCCCTGACGGGCTCCCTCGCGGCCTGCGGCTCAGCGACGCCGGGATCATCGTGGTCAGGACCGGGATCGAGCGCCAGCGGGTCGGGCTTCGCCGGCGCCCCCTTCTCGGGCTCGATCGCAGCGCGCATTTTCAACTCGCCACCATGCGGTCCAGCGCTCCCAAACTTGAGCTCCTTCGCCGGGTCGGCTGTCGTCTTGAGCAACCCGACCGGCACTTCGATCGTGCCCCACTTCAGCGTCGTCTTCGCGCTGATCTTCTTCGGTGCCTCAGCCATCGTGATCGTCCTCCTGCTCGGGTAATAGCGTTACCCACAGGCTAGACGATCCCACGGCGGAACGCTCGTCGGCTACCGCAACCGCTTGGCTGCCACGCGCGCCTCGCCAGCCCACACCGCACAGGCGTGATTGAACGCCGCTGACGGGTACGCATGACGGTAGGGCGGATGCTGACAGTTGTGCCCGTGCGGGTTGGCCTTCGTATGTGCGCCCAGCAGCCGGTCGAGCTCCGCCAAGTAAGCGCGCTCCTGCGCGTGCGTACGTGGCTTCGGCTTCGGCTTCGGCCTGACGTGGGAGAGCGCAAGCGCGCCAAGGTCTTCATCTCGATCGACTTCACCGACACCCGACACGACGCACGTGCCGCACCACTGGCGCAGCTTCATCGACGCGAAACTGAAGCCCGGCAGCGGAGACGCGAGACTGAAGCTCCACTCCGCCGGCCACGACACACCGCACGCGCCGCCGCGATAGGTCCCCGGCGAGCCGTACACGCCGACGATCCAGAAGTGATGCACGAGCACCGAGACGATCCCGCACGCTCGCGGGTACGCACTTGCGACCTCAGCATCCACGTAGGCGCCGAGCGTGATGCGCCGGCGCTCGCTCGCGGCCACGGCGATCAGCGTGTCCGCCTGCGCGGTGCTGCTGTCGCCTTCAGCGAAGATGTAAACCCCGACCTGCATCCCGGCTTCGTGAGCTCCCTGGACCTGCGAGGCGAAGAACGGATTCGAGGCGTGCGCGTTATCTGCGGCCTGCACGATGACGAAGCGGATGCCCTCGCGGTAGAGCTCGCGGAACGCCGGGTGCGGTTGATAGCGCGATATGTCAATGCCCTGCGTGTGTCCGCGCAGCGCCGGCGCGAGCTCCCCGAACTTCGGATGCTCGGGTTTGACGCCGTGGGCTTCAATTTCCTGGCGGATACATTCGCCCATCTCCGGCGGCTGCTTTGGATGACAGACGAACGGCGAGCTCGCCGGCGTCGTCACAGGCGGATGCGCCGCTGGCGCCGAGTGCGTGGTGCTCTTGCCGCACGCGCCGAGCGTAGCCGCGAGCAGGATCAGCAGAAGGGTGGGAAGTCGAAAGCGCTTTGTCATGCAGGGGAAGCTACCCCCGCGTCCAGACAGGTCAGTCAAGTTCGCCAAGGTAGCGAGCGAAGTGCAACCACTCCACCAGCCCGAAGATCGCCGCACCCACGACGATCACCAGTCCTGCCAGCCACAACCACTTACCCATGCGTCAGAGCCTAGTAGCTCGACCAGCGGCCATCCTCAAGCGCCGGCAACTCGTCCAGCGCTTCGCGCAACGCGAGCTCGATCGACTCCGCAGGATCACTCAGCCTGAAGCGGATCGAGCGCTGCGCCACTGTCTTCTCCTCGTCCATATCGTCCAGCCGGAGCACCACCGCAGCTTCGACGTTGCGCGCCATCAGGACTTGCCAGCTTCCCGCGCTGCGATCACGTCACGGAAGTCGTCGGGGTTGCCACCGTGATCCGGGTGAGCATCATGGAGCGCCTGCTTTATGTCGCCGCCGGCGCGCTCGATCAGCACCTTCCCGCGTGCGACATTGCCGCCCGAGCCGATCGTGCCAGCGGGCAGCATCTTCCAACCCGCATACTGCTCGCCGCGGCGCGTCACGCCGTAGCGATCGACCGCACGCAGAGCCTCCAGTCCGAGCGCGATGGCGCGCACGTTGTCCTTCCAATCGGTGAAGGTGGCGATCTCATAGCGGAGCTCCGGCTGGCCTGCCACAGCCATCGCCGTGAAGCTCAGCACGATCCCCGGTGTCCGAGCGCTGCGATCAGCACGCGGGAGCCCGTCCTGGCGAATGTCCTGCTCGCGCAGATCGACCTCCAGCACCACGCGCCGCGCATCGTGCGCCGCAAGCTCCTTTGCCAGCAGCGCCACCGTGCGCGGCCACGGCGCCTTGAAAGGTGAGTAGCGAGTCGGCCCGTTCGTCACTGGCCGTTCAAGCGGCCGGAACGTCACGAGCCGCGCAAGGTCGGCGTAGGACACCGATCAGCCCTGCCCGTTGCGTCGAGCCCTACCGGCCTCTAGCTCATCCTTAAGCGGCCGAAGCTCCTCCCGCACCCACACCTTCCCGCAGTTCAATTCGCCTACCGGCGCCGGCATCCGACCGGCAGCGAGGAGAGCCCATATCTTCGACTTGGCGACGCCTAGAAACTCGGCGGCCTCAGCGACGCCGACCAGCCCCGTCTCGCCCGTGGACTCCTCCAGGTTCTCCAGTGTGCGGCGCACTCGACGCGCAGCCGACACACGCTCCTTCTCGCTGCTCAGCGTTGCGGACAAGGCCGCGAATCCTCCTGCTCGGGTACGCCGCGGATGATAACAGCGTTCACGGTTGGAGGACCAGTTGCGACGGGTCCTCCACGCGCTCCGGCACCCACCGCACACGCTCACTCTCGGGCAGATCGAGCGCCGTCTGAACGGCCCTGCGAGACACCACGATCGTCACGCCCTGGCCTTCGTGCTCGGTGCCGTTCGGCACGGCGTAGTGCTTCTCAGGTGGGCCGCACGTGACAAGCGAGTCGTCCTTGTAGACGATGCCGGTCATGCCGTCAAGCACAGCGCGCAGCAGCTTGTCGGCGTCGGGGATCGTCGTCGGTGCCGCCGGCGCATCGTCTTTCAGCAGGTGCGAGAACTTGCCCGTGCGCCAGTGGCCCTCCGGGCGCTTCAGGAAGAAGTGCGCCTCGACGCGCAAGCTCGTCTCCTCGATCGGTGGCCGTCCAGGTCCCCATGCCTCTTCCGCAGCAGCAGCGATGCGCTTGCGCCACTTCTTCAGCGCAGGGTTGTCGCTCGTGACGTTCACGATCACCGAGCCCTTGCGATAGCTCCCGTCAGCGTTACGGCCACCGCGCGCCATCGGGTAGCCGCGGCCGTCGAGCGGCACGAACGCCGTGGCGGAGCCCTGCGGCTCCGGCTTGCCATCGACCTCGAAGATCAGCAGCCGCTCGTCGCTCACGACAGTCGGCGGTCGCGTCCTCGAACCTCGATCACCTGGCAGTAGCCGAGCAGCCGAGACGCCAACGCCTCCCCGAACGTCTCACCAGCCCACGCCGCGATCTCGTCAGGCGAACGGTTGCACGTCACGAGCAACGGCAGCGGACGCTCGATCCACCCGTTGATCGCCACATAGATCGGCTGCAACGCCGACTCCGTGGGCTTCAGCTTGTCCAGGTCGTCCAGCACGAGCGCGCCCATCGCCTTCTGCGCGTCGATCGAGCGCAGCGCACGCTTGTACTCCGGCGAGTCGAAGCCGCCCCGCAGATCGGTCAGCAGCGCAGCGACGCTCAGCCACTTGAGATGACGGCGCTGCAAGCGCTCCATCGCCGCGGCGGCAGCGATCACCGTCTTGCCGCGCCCGACCGGCCCGTGCAGCAGTAGACCCTTCGGCTTCTCGGCTTCCGCCCACGCACGGGCAGCGTCGATCGCCTCCGCACGCGGCTTGTCGCGCTCCAGCTTGGCGAACGTGACCGACTTCCACCGCTCGGGCACGCCCGACTTCTCGATGCGCCCGACGCGCGCCTCCTCGCGGCGCTCCTCCAGTTCGGCGTCCCAGCGCGCAGCATCTTCGCGGTCCAGGCAGTCCTCGCACAGCACGCGCGTTTTCTTCGCCATCCACCGGCGAGAGATGCGGACACCCACCGAGTCGGCAGCACCCGTGAAGTCGATCGACACGTCTTTCCCGCACTCGCCGCACGCCTTCGTGCCTTTGACGTTGACCTGGCGCCCCGATCCCGCCGAGAACGGCGACACCTGACGCGGCTCTGCTGTCGAGGTAGGCATGGCCGAATCTTCCACGCGCTACCGGACGGCATGGGATAACGCCGTTCACAACTCCTCGTCCCACGGGTGCGTCGCCTTCGTCCTCACCATCTTGCCCGCCGGCGCCTTCGTCGTCTTCGCCTGCGCCCGCCTGCCCTTCTCGATCAACTCGTCCACCTGCTCGCTGACGAGCACATTGCGCGGGAAGTCCTTGCCATGCTCGCGGCGCCACGAGTCCGAGTGCGCGCCGAGCGACGCCAGCTTCATATCGTCCAGCGAGCGCCCCTCGCCGGTGAGAGCTCCGTACTTGCGTGCAAGGTCAGCGCGCGCTTTCGTAGTGCCACCAGGAGGCGTCTGTCCTGTCAACTCGCAATGAGCCGCCAGCCACTCCTCGAAGCCCATTGGCTCGGGGAGAGCCCCTTTTGTTCCCTTAGAGTTAATCGTGGTTAAAGGGTTGGGCGAAGAATCTACGCCCAACCTGCGGTCGTCAACTACGCCCCCAGCGGAAGAAGCTACGCCCCTCGTGTCGTCAGCTACGCCCCCCTCAGCGTCCGGGGGCGAAGGTTCGACGCCCTTGATCGTGTAGACGATCACGCCCTGGCGCGTGCGCGCGGTCGCTTCGATGTGGCCCTCATCTTCGAGCTTGCGGAGCGCCGCCTGCACCGCGCGGCGGGTCATGCGCGTCTTGTGCGCCAGCGTCTCGATCGAGGGGAAGCACTTCGTCCCGTCGTCGTGGCCCACGTCCGCCAGCCCGATCAGCACAAGGCGGCTCCCCAGCGTCGCCTCCGAGTGTTCGAGCACCCACACGATCGCGCGCATACTCATGGGCGCCGTCCGTTAGGCCGGATAGATTGCTGCATGGTCGTCACTCCTCTTAGCGGTGGCAGGGCGGCCGTACTTCTCCTCCCTCGAAGGCCGCCGGCGTTCCTCCCACGCCGGCGGCCTTCACTTCTTCGTCGTCGGTAATCCTACGCCTGCGCGCTCTGCTCGTCGTGACCGAGTAGCTTGGCGATCTTCGCCGCTGGAGCTCCGACTGCCTCCAGCATCTCGACCACCTGCTCCTCGGTGAACATCTGTCCTGCCGGCTGCACATACGTCGGGCGCAGCTTGTGACGGACCTTCGCCCGCACGAGCTTCCGCGAGCCGCCGCTGTCCTGCTCGCGCTCGGGCACGATCTCGACCTTCGCGGGCTCCCACGTCACGAGCACCTGCCCGTTGTGCTCCATATCGAGCGCACCGCCCTGAAGCGGGACCTCCGCACTCATCAGCGACGCCACGTACTCCACGGGCACGTTCGACCGCAGCAGCGTCTTGAGCGTGCGCTTCGGATCACCGTCGAGTGAGCCGAGCGGGAAAAGCTCCTCCTCGGGCTCGGGTTCCTCGCCGTCACGCGCACGCTGCGCGATCGACGCTGACCCATTGCTCCCGTTGGCTCTCGCCGCCCGGCGCTCCGCGAGCTCGTCCTGCGAGAGCTCGCTATCCGGTCGCTTGTCCTTCTCCTTCCCGCCGTCCGTCTCCTTCGCGTCACCATCACGGGTCATCTGAACCTCCTGCTCGGGTTGTTGTTGTCGGGTCCTCCACCAGCCGCTCGAAGTCGGCTGCGAAGCTGTTGATGCGCTCGGTGAGCTCGCGGAGCTCGTCGCGCAGGCGTAGATACTGCGCCCCCGTCCCGTGGCCGTTCCCGTTGCCGTTGCTCGACGCCGGCGCCGGCGTCGCCTCCGCTACAGCAGGGGGGGGGGCGCGCTTGATCGTCGGGTCCTGCGTGACCGTGACCGGCGCGACGCCCCGGCACTCGTCGCACTTCACCTGGCGCGGTGCGGTCGGCTTGAACGTTTCGCCACAGTCCTTGCAGGGCTTCGGCTTGAAGTTGCCCGGCCTGCGCTTCGCCGGCGTGCTCTCGCTGATCTCGCCGCGCGAGCGCAGCAGCGGACGATCAACGCCCATCGTGACCCGTTCAGGCGGCGCGAGCGATGACGACGACGGAAGCTCGGGCGGCTTGCGGAGCTCCTGCTGCACCATCGGCGCGAGTTTCTGCTTGATGCGCTCCAGCGCTGCCTCGGCCTCCGGCTTCTCGACTTTCAGCCAATCCATCACCGCCGAGATGCCATAGCGGCCGTGCATGGTCAAGATGTTGCGGTCGTTCGCGTTGAGGCGATCGACGGCGCGCGAGAGCGCAGCCCTAGCAGCCGTGGACGCCATCAGGAATAGTTCCGTTCGAGGTACGCTTCCGCCCACGTCCCGCACTCGCTGGCGAAAGCGAAGACGGAGCTCGGCAAGCACGCCCGCGGGATGCGGTCTGCGCCCGACGTGTGGTTCGCGTGGACGTTGCGATGCACGAGCATCCCGTTCCGCGTGTCCCACACCTTCATATGCAGCCCGTGGCGGCGCAGGAGCTCCTTCGGGATGATGTGGTGACGCTCAAAGCGCTTGTCGAACACGCTGCTCGCCGGCGCCCGCGTCACCGCACACTTCCCGCGAGCGATCCTGTAGACGAGCTCCCACCATTCTTTAGCCGTCAGCGGTCCCTCTGGCGGCCGTGAGCGCCGTTTGCGGGTCAAACCCTTGCGGGGACGCCCCCGAGCCGCCACGGCGGCCTTCTCGCGGCTCCTGGCGATCCAGGAGCGCACCTTCTCGGGGTCGGCCTTGAGCTCACCGCGTCTCATACCAGCGCATCCTTCCTTCTCGCCCGGCGGCGCTCGCGGTTCGCCTCGCGTGCGCGCTCCGTGGACTCGCGCATCGCGTCTTCGAGCTTGCGCGACTCCTCCGGTGATCCACCGCGATCGGACTCCTCCGGCGTGTAAAACTCGAAGCGCCGCGTCTTGCCGTGCTGGCGCCACCCGAGCACACGCCGACCCTTCGACCAGCGCACCGGCACAGGCCCGTGGTTATCCACCCACACCTTGACGCCCTCCATGCGGTGCTCGCGCACACGTTCAGAGACGGCGATCTCAGCCACGGCGTCCATCGCCTCGCGCTTCGAGGAGATCGCGCCGGCGCCGCGCGACTCCTTCTCGATCGGGCACAGTCCCGGCCGCAGACAGAAGCCACAGTGCTTACCCGGTGACGGATTCCATCGGCCGACCTTCCCGAGCTCGTAGGGCTCGCGCGGCAAGCCCGACGCCACGGCGAGATCGAACTGCTCAGCGAGCACGGCAAGCTCGCGTTCGACCTCTTCCAAGTCCTTGCGGTAGAGCGTGGCCTTGCGAACCTTCGTCTTGCGCACGTAAAACTCGCGCAGCGTCACCCGCTGGATCGCTGGATAGTTGACCAGGATCAACCACCCGTAGAAGCGCTGTTGGAAATAGCCCTGATAGGACAGGTGCGCCTCGTCGCCCTCCGGGCCGGGGTCCTCGCGCGGCATCGGCGGCAAGCCCCACGTGTCCTTCCAGTCGAGCACGATCGCGGCGTCCGGCCCGTTGGCGATCAGCGCATCCAACTGGCCGGTGAGCACGCGCACGGCCTTCTGGCCGTTCGGCAGGTCATAGGAGATTTCGCCCTGCAAGCGGCGCTCCACGTCGATGATGTTCCGCACCGTGAAGCTGTTGTCGGTGGCGAACTTGATCGCCGCCATGCGCAAGTCCTTCAGTTCGCGCAGCGGGACACGCACGATCTCCTCCGGTGGCACGTCGCGCTGACGGCAGACCTCGTGCAGAATCTCAAGCGCCTCGCTCACAGGGATCGTCTCTTCGTCCTGGCGCTTCATCGTGCGCAGACACTCCGCGGCGAAGCGGTGGAAGATCGTGCCCCGCGCCTGCGGCGTGGTGCTCCACCCGTTCGCGTAGCGCAGGTCGAACAACGTGCTCAGCGCACACTCATCGAATGAGCCAAGCAACGACTGGCGCAGCGTGGGGAAGCGCGTCATCACCTGATCCACGTCGATCGGCTTCGCCGGCACTTCGCGGTGGCCCGGCGCGTGCGCGACTACCTCCATGTGCGCCCCTTCACGATGCTCGTGATGCTGCAAGGCGCCAGCCCATACTCCCGCGCCAAGTCCACCGGCCGCTCGTGCTGGCCGCGGCGTCTGATCTCCAGAGCGTCAGCACGAGTGATCTTCACCCGTTCGCCGCGGCGCACGTTCTCGCCGCGCGTCACAGCCTCCAAGTGCGAGCCACGCCGGCACGCACGCTGACGGCACAAGTGATCGACCGTCAGGCCCGCAGGGATTGGCCCATGCGTTTCTTCGTAGCCGAGCCGGTGGCCGTAGGTCACTCGACCCGCGCGGCCACCGACACGCACCTGCTTGTAGCCCTCACGGTCGAGTTTCCCTTGACTGATCCAGCACGGCGTCTTATAGCCGCGGTCCTCGACCACGACGCCGCGCGGTGGTGCTGACGGCTCGGGCACTACTCGGCCTGATGCGCCGCTCCCTCGGCCTCCGGCTGCTCGGCGCTGGCCTGCGCCTCCAGCGTCTCCACTGCGCCAGAAAGCTCCCCCTCCCATCGGGCCAGCGCCTCGTCGTCCTGCTGGCCGAACTGCATCTGGATCGCAGACGGCAGCCACGTATTCGGTGAGAGCTCATTTACGCGCAACACGAGCGGGATCAACCGCTGCGCCCACTCCTCGCTCACGACCTCACGCACAGCGCGTTCGATCACGTCGCGCGCCTGCGGGTCCTCCGCCGGCAGTCCCGCCGCACGCTCGCGGTTCAGGTCCATCTCGCCCTCGACCAGCATCCCCGAGAGCGGCGTGGCCTGACGCACCGACTGACGTTCAGCGGCCGAGAGGATCAACGCCGACTCCTGCGTGCCCCACGGCGTTTCCTGGAGCGTCTTCGCATCGGTCGGCTTGTACTCGCTCAGCGGCGCGAAGAAGAAGCCGCGTTGCTTGCCCGACTCGTCCTCCCAGCACTCAGCCCACGCACCCACGATCGGCCCGCGGGCACTCTCCGCAGGATCGGTGCCCTCCGGCGAGCTCAACTCCAGACCGTCGCCGGGAGTCTCGGTGTAGACGTGCTCGATCGTGCGCGAGCG